GCGTACGCGTTCTACGCTTCATCGTACTCGCTCACGGGCTCCGGGGCGCGTCTGGCCTTCCGCGGAAAATTCGTTATAATTGAATAGAGCGGACTTCGTGATTTCGAAAAAAGCGTTGGAGGGAGAGCCGTAGGCTGCTCCCTCTTTCTTTTTCTCGCGTAAGCGAGTCGATTTTTGAAACTAATTTTTATGTGGTTGTATTTTTGCCTGCAAAACGTTCCATATATAGAACATTTTCACTATATTTGCATTGTGAATGATATAAGATATGGAATTAAAAACGAGATTCAAAGTAATAATGTCGAGTGAAGCCGATGCATTTCTTGACACTCTGCGCCAAGATGTTAAGGATAAAATTATCTATAATGTAGATAAGGTAGCCAATGGTTATATGGACAAAGATTTATTCAAGAAATTAGATGATACTGACATTTGGGAGTTTCGCACCCTGTATAAAGGTATTCAATATCGTCTGTTGGCTTTTTGGGACACCGACGCGGAAACGTTGGTCATTGCCACGCATGGATTTGTGAAGAAAACACAAAAGACCCCACGCAAAGAGATAAACAAGGCGGAAGCCGTCAGAATATTATATTTCAACTCAAAAAAATAAGTATATGGAAGCAATTAAATTTTATACCCTTGATGAAGTTAAGGATAAACATATAGGTGAGGTCGGTACACCGCACAGAGATAAGTATGAAGCTGAATTGCAATCATTTTTGATTGGGGAAGCCATAAAAAAAGCCCGTAAATCCCAAAACATGACCCAAGAGGAATTGGCACAAAAAATCGGTGTACAGCGTTCACAAGTATCCAAGATAGAAAGCGGACGTAATCTGACCCTTTCCACCATTGCGCGAGTGTTTAAGGCCATGGGTATGAAGGCGTCTTTGAGTATTTCCGGTTTAGGAAGCATAACTCTTTAAAAAAATAAAAGGCGGACAATCCCTCGCGCCGTTGTGTTTTGCGGTCCGGCAACAACTCGAATGCGAACAGCGGTCTCGCTTATGCGAACGCGAACAACGCTTCATCGAACTCGAACACGAACTACGGGGCGCGTCTGAAATTCTGTTGGTTAAATTAATCGGAGACCCTGCACAGGTACGAGATTACCACCGCCATTCTCCGAGGGATTCGAGCCTCGGCAACAGCATGATAATATATATTTATTAATGGAAAGCCGGAACATATCTTTAACCACATGTGGGGAGAGGTTGGACCACTCCCCACGAGACCGGAAGGCGGTCAGCGATATATACGATTTATTCCAACCGGCCGTAGCTGCACCTGCGGTCTGTTATCCGTTATATAATCTCATACCGGAGATTATATCCGATGAGAATTTGGAAAGGTCATTCAAACGTGTCATGGCAAATCTGAGAAGTGCAGACACCCGAAGCGGGAATCGGCAAAGAGAGATAGCTGTAATAGATGGCATTGAATGTTCACCAAGAATGGCCCGTTATGTAAAAAACAAGCATAAGATACTTGATGAGCTGAAAGAACAGATAGGTAACGGCACATTCCGTATAAAGAACCTCAAGTCGTTTACTGTGGATGACGGACCGAAAGTAAGAATTGTGCAAGCCCCGTCAGTCATAGAGCGTATTGGAAGCAATGCGATTATGGAGCCGTTGGAAAAGCATCTTTCACCCCTATTGATAGAAACAACGGCTGCATCCATACAAGGACGCGGACCGCATGGTTTGTTCCATCAGGTGCAGGATACATTGGCAGAGAACCCCAATATACACTATTATTATCAAAGCGATTATAAAGGATATTATGACAGTATCGACCATGATATATTAATCTCCACAATCAGGCGATATGTCGGAGACCCTGTCTTATTGCCTATTCTTGAAAATTTTGTCAAAGCACTATATCCCAACGGGAAGCATGGCATAAGCAAAGGACTGCGTTCCTCACAATTCTTTGGAAACCTTTACCATAATGATATTGATCACCGGATGATTGATGAATATGGTGCAAAACATTACTTCCGTTTTTGTGATGACATCTTTATTCTCGGTGAGAGTAAACGTGATTTGTGGAAATTGCGGGACAAACTACACTATGAAGCAGCTCAAATAGGGCTGACAATAAAACCAAGCGAAAAAGTGGCTCCAATATCCTCCGGTATGGATGCCCTTGGCTTTGTCAACTACGGCGACTATACATTGCTACGAAAACGGACAAAAGTAAATGCAGCCCGAAAACTTTCCAAGATTAAATCACGGAAACGGAGACAGCAAATAATCGGTTCATTCAAGGGTATGGCCTGCCATGCAGATTGCAAACATTTATTTTATATACTTACCAAGAACAACATGAAGAAATTTTCCGAAATGGGTGTTACGTACACTCCAGCAGATGGAAAAAAACGCTTTCCCGGCAAGGTTATGCGTTTGAGCGACATCGTAAATATTCCAATTGAGATACATGATTTTGAAACAGGAATAGACACCAAAGAAGGGGAAGACCGTTATCTGGTATCGTTCCGCAATCCCAGGACTCAAGAATGGGGAAAGTTCTTTACTGCATCGGTTGAGATGAAAGGCATTCTTGACCAAATAAGCGATATTGAGGACGGCTTTCCATTTGAAACAGTTCTCAAATGTGAAATGTTTGACGGAGGCAAACGAAAATACAATTTTACCTGACGGGAAAAAGATAACATACTAATCCGCTCGGTATCCGCTACTTTTGTCGTAAATCAAAATTCATGCAATGGAAAAGATTTACGGCACAAAGAAGCGGCAGGATTGTCTTGTACGTACAGGACGCTCCAAGTGGATACTGTTTTATGGCTTCGGGAAAGATGATGAGAATAGTGAGAATGGCTGGGAGTACCGGCATACATTCGACCATAAACCCACACTTTCCGAAGTCAAGGAACTTGTTGTGTCCGCTATAAACACGGCTACGGAGGAAAAGATTATAAACGGCTTTGTCTGGAACGGGAAAGCGGTATATCTTTCACCCGAAAACCAATTAAACTTTTCCGCTATAGAACGTAGTGAAAAGATTCCTTATCCGCTTATTCTAAAAATCAATGAACAGGAAGATGGTACGCCCATCTATCATACTTTCGAGAATGCAGATGATTTTATTGCGTTCTCCCAAGCAGCGTGCGCCTATGTGATAAAGACTGTTCAGGAAGGGTGGAAAGAAAAGGATGAAGTGGATTGGACGGTATTTAATTTAAAAAGTAATAACGATGAAAAAGTTGATTGAATGGCTCGGAATGAGTAACAGGTGGAAACACCTCGTAGGAGGACTGATTATCGGCATTTTTGCATTTGGTTGGTTTACCGCAATGTATGCCGGAGTTTTGACAGCAGGTGCTTTGGAATATAAAGACAAGGTGTATGGCGGTAGATGGGATTGGATTGACTTTGGTCTTACAGTAGCCGGAGCAATGATAGGACAACTAATAGGAGGAACTTTAATATGGAACAACTAAGCACGATTATCCAAGTTGTCGGTTCGCTCATCACATTAGTTATATTGCCCTTGCTATTGCTTAGAAGCAAAAAGAAACAGGCAGATGCCGAGGCTGAAAAAACCGAAGCAGATAACATCACAGCTTATGCAGCTGAATGGAAAGAATTGTACGAGAAGAAGGAAAAGCGAGTTGTCGAACTGGACGCCAAAATTGACCACCTTTACGCCGAGATAACCAAGTATCGTGACGCTATCCGCGAGCTAAGCGAAAAGAACAGCGAGCTTGCCGTTCAGAATCAGGCACTGGAATTCCGGAAATGCAATAAACATGGTTGTGCTGACCGCGTCCCACCAAGCGAATATTAACCAAATAAATTATAAGTATGAAGATATTGATTGATAACGGGCATGGTGAAAACACTCCCGGAAAACGCAGTCCTGATGGTTCGTTGCGTGAATATGCTTATGCACGTGAAATTGCAGATAGAATAGCACATGAACTTTCCGCAAGAGGTTATGATGCCGAACGCATTGTTCGGGAAGCAGTAGATGTTCCACTATCAGAACGTGCAAGGCGTGTAAACGAAGTTTGCGGACGATATGGAACAGCCAATGTGGTTCTTGTTTCTATCCACTGCAATGCTGCCGGAAACGGTGCAGAATGGATGAACGCAAGAGGATGGAGCGCTTATACATCGAAAGGCAAGACAAAGGCTGATAAACTGGCAACTTTCTTGTATGAAGAAGCTGAAAAAAACTTTATCAGTCAAAGAATACGCAAAGATAATTCTGACGACGATCCTGACTGGGAAGAAAACTTCTATATTTTGAGCAAGACAAAATGCCCGGCTGTACTTACGGAAAACTTTTTTCAGGATAACAAGGATGATGTCCTGTACCTTTGTTCCGAAGAAGGCAAACAAGCTATTGTCAAAACCCATGTAGAGGCAATAACCAGATATATTCAGAAGTATGGTAAAATGGTTTAAAGATATTGTAGCAATATTGTTTGTGGTATTATTTTTCACATCACTGTTTTTAAATGTGCGTTTTTGCATATCGAATAAAAAGTTACCTATAAATGATACCACAAGAATAACTGTTTTCGATACCATACCTTATTACAAGCCTGTACCCAAGGATAGTACCGTTATTAAATACATCACGCAGGTTCTTCCTATTGCAAAACCGGATAGTACGAAACAGCCTCCGGACATAGCAGATACGACTAAACCTCCAAATAAAGACAAAGACAGTGTTGCGGTTGAAATCCCTATTACGCAGAAGATGTATGAAACAGACACATATCGGGCTTATGTAAGTGGCTTTCATCCACAACTTGACAGCCTGATACTTTTTGCCAGGCGTGATATAATGACCGTAACAGGTAGTTATCCCAAACCCAAGAAGAAAAAGTTCAGTATCAGTCTGCAGGTAGGATATGGAATAACATTGAGAGAAACGCCGCAATTTTCTCCATGTCTTAGTGTAGGTTTATCGTATAATTTGTTTGATTTCTGATTATGATAGATATTATATTAACGGTCAATAAGGAAAAAGTATATGAAGAGGTAGCAAAGACCACATCGTACACCGGTGCGAAAATGGATGATGAGCTTGCCTACGATCGTATATTTACGACGGATGAGGATAAAAGCATGCTTGAACGTTTTTGGTGCGAGAGTAAGAATACCATATGCAACAGTTTAAAGAAAATGCTTCTTGACGAAACGGAAGCTGACAGTGAATACAGGCTTTCGTTGGGGCTGTCGAATTCATTCGATGAAGCTCTAAAAGAAAGTATGCAGCGTAGCTTATTTTCATTCTTCGTGATGAATGTCACTGCAAAGTGGTATACGTTTACCAATAAGGAAGAAGCTGCCGGATATGCAACGGAAGCTGCTACCTATATGGAGGATATAATGCGTAAGGCATTTTTCAAAAGAAAGCCCATGCGCCCGACATACGAATAATCATTAATTCAAAATATTATGGCAGAAAATAAGAAAACATTAACCGTGACACAACAGGTCAAAGAACTTGTCTATGATATTCAGAACAAAGCGTATTTGACGGGACAGGCACGAGAAGCGGCCGGCAAGAGCTATCAAGTCGCATCCAATATGCAAGCAAGTGATGACGATGAAAACAGCTATCAGATACGTCGTTCGTTGGCCAATGCCTTTTCCTCTTTAAAAAGTCTGCTTGGAGAGTATCTCAATGAGGATAATACAACAAGCGATAACCTGATGGATGAAGAGATAGATAATAACGGTAAACTTTCATTGGAGTTTTTGCTTCCGTCTAACTATAACAACGCTTCGGCAGACGCACTGGGAAATGGCATACATTCATATCTTGTAGATATGGCACTTGGAGAATGGTTTGCCATAACCAGTCCGGAAGATGCCAATGCGTATATACAACACTCCGGGGTGAGTCTTGAAAACGTGAAGCGTGCACTCTACAAACGCAGCCGTCCGGAAAGACCGACTTATGATTAATTGATGTTCAAGCCTATGGTATATTGTCAAAACAGCCAGTCTAAAACAAAAGCGGTAACACTTGTATTTAAAAGGGAAGAACTGCTTTACGATGCGGAGAATTATTCTTTTGTAGAGGGCGACATTATGCAAGCGGAAGATGAACACGCCAGACATCAAGTATTCGACATCGGTCAGGACGGTAATGTGGACAGAGTTACGAGAATACTTAACCTCGTACATTCTGAATGCGTGGAAATGTTGTTTCCTTATACGAAAGAAGAAATTTCCGATAAGCAGGAACCCCTTGATAATGTTATGACCGTGCCGGAAGAATACCTCATAACCCTTGTTTTGCCTGTGGAATTTTCATTGTCTACCGTGAAGTTGCTGAAACATCTGATACACGAATATATGGTCTGCAAGGTCCTTGCCGACTGGATGAGCATAACAAATCCCGGCAGCCAAGCCAACTGGGAAGATAAAGCCCGAAATATCCGAATCAAGATACAGACTTCCCTTGTTTCACGGAAAGGCAAGATAAGGCGAAAACTAAAACCGTTTTAAGAATAGACAAGAGCCGGAGTGCATCACGCATACCGGCTCTTTCTCCTTATAAACAATCTGATAACCTTAAAAATAACTGACCTATATGTTTCATTTATCGTAGTCTGTTGAGCATACGTGGATTGAACTGGATGCTAAATCCTAACAGGCTTTCGGATTTGTCAAGTGTACAAATGAGTGCAATTCTAAATGCTTTGTACGGTGTTCCTCTGAAACCACGCATATATTTGTCTGCACTGCTCCATACAGTATGCCAATTAAACAAATCATTCGAACCGTACAGTACTTGTACTACATGTCCCGATTTAAAATATCCACGTTGAATGATGGTATCTATTGTCTTGAACACATCTGGCTCATCCATTTTGAAAGGGCGGGTAACCACTAATGCCGTTATGTTTTCAGCAGATGATGTAGAAAAATCCACAAGTCTGTTTCCGTCAGCCATTGCTAATGCTTCCGGATACGAATTGACATTGTTCACTATGTCTGACAGCATCATTCCCCAAAGCTTTGACTTCAACGAAAACACATAAGCATAGCGTACAGCCGGGTTATACACAATGATATGCTGATTGGTATAATCATATATCATCCGGCAAGCGGCAAGAAAATCAAAAAACGGAATCATAGCAATATCGTCAAGAGCCGTTCGTTCATTTTCGCTTGCTTTTCCATTATAAACTGATAGAAGTTTATCCGATCTTGGCAAATCAGAAATAGAAAACAAATCTTCCGCATTTAAACTTTCTGATATGCACTGCACAGTAGAACCACTTATCAGCATAATACCTCTATTGGTGGCAAACAGCACTGCATTATCAATTTGTGTGATACTGTTCGTATTTATACAAACCTCCCGTGTTACAGGTTGCCGTGCTGAGTATGATCCCGTATTTGATACTTCTAAGGCCCATACACCTTCTGATGTAAAAGCATAAAGTGGAAACTGACCGAACTGTCCCTCTGATAAAGCTTTTACAGCCGAAGATATACCAAGAATAGTGCCAGTACCTATTGTATTGATACCGAGAACCGGAAAGTGAAATGGATTATTGATTTCTGATGTGTATATTTTGTTCGGTAAATCAATTATTCGCTGTTCACGGGGACTTGCTGTAGGATAATCACTAAGTCCTGTCGGAGGATTTTCCCAACCGGCAAAATAAAAAGCTCCGTTAAGGAATTTGTGCTGTTCAAGTGGCACTTCATAATATTGTGGTAATCCATAATGCGTCACAATAACTGCTTTGTATGCGTTTATATTAGGGTAGAACAAAAACAGCAATGGCGGATCCAATATTGACGCTTGATAAGATTCTCCATTGACCACTATGTCCCGACCATCCTGCTTGATATAGAAGTATACAGAAACAGGCATTGTTCCATCAAAATAAGTAGGGGACATTCCATCAAAATTAGCAACATATCCGTTGGTATATGTAATCATCGCTCCTGTGTTATACAAGTTATATAATTCTTTTTGAATGTTTGCGATGTTAAGTCTTGAATTATAAACAAACGAATAATGTGGAAGCAATTTATCATGACTGTCATAATCATCTGTCATAACTTCTCGTGTTACCAATGACTGTAGATAATCTTCTTCGATTACCAGTTTTGTACGTGTAGTGGAAAGTTGTTCAATACGGAGACTTTCAAGCAGGTAGAATTGCGATGTTGAACGAATATCCTCTTTTACATCATCAATACTTCTACGAGGAATCATCAAACGTCCACTTGGATAAGTCAGTCCGTTGGGGTCAAATGTAAAGGCATATAGTTTATTGAATGTATGATGTTGATAACGAATTGGAAATTTGGAGGTAGAAGCTGCTTGATTTATATGTTTGCATACACAATAAGAATTATAGTTTTCCGATTGTGCAAATCTTGTACATTTTCCGTTTTGGTCATAAGTATAAATAGGTTTTGAAACAAACACATCAACAGATCGAACTATATCTTTCCAATTTTTAAGCATATCAAGGCGAGACTGAAGAACAACGGCACAATCAAGGTCGTGTATCATTCCACATATTCGAAGTTGTGCATCTGTATACTTTCCCTTTCCCGTCAGGTGTGTCCAAAAAACTTGCGGTGCAAGGTCTGATGAAGCAATCATCAGAATCGGAGCCGAGTGCATTGTCAATGTTCCATCGTATAGCCGATAGGCGTATCTTACAAAGAAAGGAAAAATGAATTTGCCCTTATTTGTAGACCTTTCAGCAATAAATTTATTGATATGGGCAAGTACTTGGTCTGTAATTCGCGTTTTATTGTTATCAGAGAATTCATTCCAAATGCTGCCTTCACTAATAGCATCAAATGATATTGAAAATTCATCTGTCCGAACCATTTCACCCTGCAACCCAAATGAAAGTGGGCATTCAGGTATTTTTGTACCAAGATATAAATATCCGTCATTATTTCCTTTCCATAGAAAATAATGCATACCGTCAGTTGACAAGATGAGAAGCGTATTGCCAATAGCTGTTACCTGATATACCTCGTTAAATGAACGAAGAAAAACAGGCTGATGTGCGTCAGAACCATTCCACCAACTGATAGAATTGTTGTTAAAGATGATATAGTGCTTGAAGTTAGCCGATTTATGAATATACATAACCGAATCACCACCTTTGAATTGTAATACTTCGGATGGCGGCAATATGGGTTTAAGTGCACCGTTTTCGGGAATAACACCTATCGATGTTGCCAAGTCCCCATCGGCGCACTCATAGTCCGATGGGTTGGCAGAATACCCGTTGTATTTTATTTCTTTAATCATATCTTTCTTACAAAAGGAGTTTGGTAATGATTGGTAGCAATGTGCCATGATATTGGCTTTCCTTAGGCTCTCCAACGCATAATCTCGCCTTGTCTGTTACACCCGACACATCAAGTATGGCGGAGCACAGCCTTTTAGATGAGGCTCTGAAATGTTTCCCTTGCCTATTGGATGGAAACACACATGCTTCATGCCGACCGCCGGTTGGTGAGCGGTATCTGACATAAAGATATAATTCTCCGTTCTCACTCATAATATCCAGGACATCACCTCGCGAGAGATGAAGTTGCTTGGCTATATGAGATGTAATGTCTATTCTTCCCGAAGAATAGAATACTATATCAGCCTTTCTTGTATTTCCTAATATACTTTCCATTGGGCTTTTCAATTTGATAATAGATGAGACCTTTGCTTGTATGATGTATAGACACAGACAGTTTGACTATACTATCACCGGGTAACCCATGCTCATAAAGCATAAGACCGACCGACGGGCACAGACTTTCAAAGCCTATGCACTTATACTTGTCATTATATTGAATATCGCATAGTTGAGTCGGTTGTCCGATATTTGGATTGACGGTGAAGCCGAAAGAATCTTGTCCGGCAATTCTGAAAACAAACACTTGGGCTGCATCGCCCTTTTTCGCCTTACCTTTGATATGGAGAAACAAGCGTTTGGATAGCGTGATTGAATTGTCGTTACCATCGGCAATCACATAGTAGTTACGTGACTGCCACCATGTTTTTAGTTTTTTGATAATCATAATACGAAAATAGAATGATTCACAGATTATTATGGTTTAACTTTTTACAGACGAATCGAAATATATCCGGCGTGAACGGAAAGAAACTGTTTCGACAAACCGGAATGACAGAGTTGTTTCGATTTCCAGTCGATGCCGGTTGGCAGCTTCTTTTGTTGCAAAAATGTAAGAACAGATTTCTTGCTTTGTTGTTCCTTTTGTTGCTACAATGTTGGCATAATATTTGCGTCCGAAAAGGAATGCCATGATTTCTTTTAATACAGTTGAGTTCATATTGTATGATTTAATCAGTGAATAAATTTGTCTGTCGGGGTTCTTTGGAAACGGAAGAAACTCCGGTAATACTATTTACACGTTCAATTTCTCCGTCAATTTCCGTTTCAAGTGCCTTGCATTTCCGCAAGTTTTGTTGGGTGCGACACTTGAAATAGTCTTTCTGTGCTTTGCGCATCAGAACTACCTTGGTAAAGAATGTTTTTGCATCCATATGATAAATACATTAAAATTCTTTATGGGTTGCTAATTGATAATCTTTCTTTTCTTCTTCTGATAGTTCGTTGTAGCAGCTTTCGCAAACAACAGGGTAACCGTGTTTTTCTTCAAAGTACACACCACAAAGTTGGCAACACCAACCGTCTATTATATCTTCTGCAATGCTCATGATTATTTCATTAATTCAAATTCATAAACCCACACCCACGGATTACTTTTCCATGTGCCTTCGCCGGACACTTTATCAATGAGGTCGGCATAGGCATATTGAGGAGTAGAGTAAGCACATCCCCATCCGAGCTTATCGGCGGCTTCTTTCAATGACATAGATGGATAATACCCAGTTATGTACTGAGGAGCTTTTGTCGGAATACTATGTACAATCTTCACAACACCTTCTGCCACGCAATCTTCATCAGAAATATCCTGCAATCGCTGTATGCGGACGTTGGTTATCTTAATCTGATACGGCATCAGTTCGGCTTTCACAAACATTTTATTGCGCCAAGCTGCTTCGCAAAAAGCGAAAGGCTCTATGCCTATGTCAGCATAGCTCTGCGCAACGGCTACGATTTCGCCTACCTTGTATCGTGGCAGGATTTCTCCTTCGTCAAACTCACGTTCGTCTGCATCGTACATACATGGCCAGCCAACTACTTTCTTATCGGACTGACGTATATGTATGTTGAATCCGGCTACCCATTCCCCTTTAAATTCTCTCGGACATTTGATGACTCTTCGGGTTTGCGTCTTCCGATCATCCAATACAGCCTGAGTTAAGCCGTATTTATCGTTGAACATTATCTTTTTCATTGTAGTATTCTTTATTAAAGTGTCCGTTGGCAATCAGCCAATCAATCATGTTTATGACTGCATCGAAAATGTTTTCTTTCATAACCTCATGTTTGCAGTCATACCCCAGCTCTATGTACCGTATAAACCAAAATACATTATCAACTGAGATTTCCAAGTCTAAGTCAGGATGGTTGTCTTGCTGTGGAATTAGTGGGGGAAGTATCTCCAATAATCGAGACAAACTCCATGCTGGAACATCCTTGCCCCACAATCTATCAAACACCTCTTCACCGGTCATCGGTGTTCCATCTGGATGCTTATGAAAAGGCGATGCTAACTTTGCTATTCTTTCCGGCGTCCAAAACTTCCCTCTTGATGTTGGCGGCTTAGTTTGCAACTCCCACTCCAATGCAGGTACTTTACTCTTTGTGTAATGATACACCATATCTGCCGTTCCCGGCTTTAGTCCCAAAGCGAGCAATCTTTTTGACTGCTCACGGGTAGTACATATTTGCGATTTAAATTCCATTGCTCTTATTTTTGTTATTAGTTAAAACTGATTGCCACGTACCTATAGAACCGTATGTATCCGAAACAATAAGAGGGATTCTCTGTATTATCACCTATCTCAATTCGCACGTTATAGCCTTTCATCCGTAAAAAGCGTGCGGCTATTTCGTAGACGGTGTATCGTTTCTCATGAATGTCCCAGTAACTGATTCCACGCTCTGTCTGAGGAATGCCTTTTTTCAGAATCTTCTTAAAGGATTTGATGGTTCGTATGATTTCTTTTTTATTCATATTTGTTCCGATTTGAATTATTTGTTTAGAATCTGCTTCATACACCTGCGGAACTCTTTTACAGATCCGGGATTCATGTTTTTACTAAGCATAATTTGGAAAATCTCCACCGGATTATACTTTCTGTATTCAACAGGGATTTTGCCAAATACTCCGTATTCTAAGATCGTATCTCTGATATCCATTGGAATTTTCAAAACTTTCAATGCTTTCTGCTGTTGTGGAATTGAATACGGTTGATAATTACTATCCCAATTTCCAAATACGGAAGTGACATAAAGAATCTTTTTTGCTAATCTTTTTTTCATATCTTTCCTAATTTGTTTTGAATTTATTTATAGTAGTATTTTTGTTAAACAGAGCCATAACAATCAATGCTAAAGCTACTTTCAATAATTGCTTTTTCCCAACAATTACGACATTACTACGATTTAGCCCATCATCAGTCTTGATACTGTACCAATTCTTATAAGGTGGCAGTACCTTATAGATATATATTTTCCCAATTACCTTTTTCATACTTATATTTTCAAATTTTATAATCCGTTATTCGTTAATTGGTAATTTCATAAAGCACATCCACATGGTCTTTCCATGTCTTCCGGTGGTATGCCCAAACAGAGGTTGCCGTTCGATAGCTTTCAACACTTCTTTGATTGTTATTTGGTCTTCATTCCATTTGAAAATCAAAACTCCGTAGTCTTCCAGCACACGAAAGCATTCATCTACGCCCTTCTTTATCAATCTTGGCCAATCTTCAGGAAGTTTACCATACTTCTTGGCTAACCAACTATCTTTACCAACCTTTAGCAAATGGGGAGGGTCAAATACTACCAGTTTAAAGGATTCATTCAAGAATGGCATTGCCGTAAAGTCAGATACAACGTCTGGGTGGATTTTCAAACTTCTACCATCACAAAGAATGTGTTCTTCATCTCTGATGTCAGTAAATAAGACCAAAGGGTTTTCTTTATCAAACCAAAACATCCTACTGCCGCAACAGGCATCTAATATGATTTTTGCTTTACTCATTTCTTATTGTTTTGAATTTCTTGTTTTTTCTTTTTCTGCAGCTCTGGCTCCTTTCTTGAAACCCTCTACAAAACTGTCAAAACAAGCTCTCTGGATTTCTAAAGTGCATCTTTTCATAAGTGGGCAAATCGAACATTTTTGGCTAAGCCCTGCGGACTTTTTAGCGAGTTTCGTTACATTTTTCATTGGTTTATCCTTTCATTCTGCCTAAAAAAGCAAGTTTAATCACATCATATTGAGTTCCTATCCATGCAAATTCCAACATGGCATTATCGTCTGCAATGTCATTAATTTGCATGATTGGGTAGTTACCTTGATTTGTGCTATAACAAACACACGAACTGTAAATAAAATCCTCAACCTCTTCTTGACTTCTTGGAACATTGAAATAACTGTCAAGGCTTCCGATTATATGCTCTTTCAAGTATTCGGAACTATATGCAGCAGCAATTTTATCTTGATTTCTAAGTGCATATCTCATAACTCATCTTTATCTCCTAATTCAGACAACGCTTGTTCAAACTCTTTGAGTTTCTTAATGGCGTAATCTCTACGATAAGTGATTATATCACGACTTGTATAATTTGTATAGAACCGGCCTATAAGGTTTTGAACAAAAAACCTTTCAGGCTCTTCGCAATGATTCAATAGAATTACATAATTCGTGTTTCGTGGGTGGAAACATAGGAATCTATAATAATTCACTTTGCCGCAAGAACATTCAATCAGCTTATCATCTATCTTTAGCTTCCTAATGTCTTCAGTATTTAATATAGGTTTCATGATTTAATCCTCCATATTAGGCGTTATATCTTGAAAATAAGCCCATTTGACAATATTCGTAAATCGTGAATACCAAATGCTATTATCTTCTTTGTGATAATATCCGCATCCATAGGTGCCGTCTTTAAGGATATAGAGGCAAAACCTTCGCTCCTCTGGCACCTCGCTTGCATCATGCCACACGCTATTAATGCGCCATTCTGCACCGTGATAAAATCCTTTGTACAGAGGAATTCTGTCAATTTCGCTTATCTCGTACTCTTTATTGGCAAATTCATCTGCCACTTTTTCAATATCTTCTCGTTTCATTCTTCAACTCCTTTCGGTTTGTTTAAGGGTTTCCAGTGGGTGATAGTAACTTCAAATTCGGATTCATTGAAATTATCAAGATAATCTTCCGTCCATCCGTATTCACTCCAGACAGATGTAAGATAATTAACTTCTACAATACCAGTAGCTATTTCCTTGTACTCAACCCTTAGCAAGCATGGGGTATTCCGTTCCGGCACATCTTCCGTATTATCTTTACATTCGTGCCATTCCTCGAACTCATTCCAACGCCTTGCTATCTCTTCGCAAAGGATGTTTGAACTTTCCACATCACCTAAGTGGATTTCGGCTATTTGGTAATTCATCCCGTCCTTTATACAAAGTTCTGCATCCAATTCATCCGCACCAAATAAGCGTTTGCCTCGTGCTGGTAGGCAAATAAGTTTCAATGTATCAGTATCTAATTCGCCTTTGGCGTATGCCCAATTCAGTTTTATTTTTGTCATAACCCGAAAATATTTTTGTAAAACTCAAAATTTCTGTTTTCTACCTTTGCATCTTCCGGATAATAAGTAGCGCGATGATACCATTCTTGATAGCATTTCGGGCAAAACCATTGATTTAGCACAGCTATGTAATAGCCTGTAGATGCAGTTTCGTTGCAGTAGTCACAAATTCCTATTGCACCATATTGCCCTAATTCCTCTACAAGTTCTTTCCGACTTATTTGGATTACCTTGAATCCTTTTTTATTGTCTTTTATATTTGCCATACCATTCCTTTTTTATTCACAAAGCCCATAGTAGCTCATACAACTTGTTGCCACATCATCATCGAACAGAGAACCACCTGCACGTTTACTTTGTACATAACGAACAACATCGCTGATTAGAGGATATTCACCCTTATAATACTTAGATGAAATTTTATCAGGACCGAAAAAACTGCTGTTGAACTGTTGTTCGAGACCTGCAATGTAGCTTATTCTTTCTGGCTCTTGTACGCTGATATTGTAAATGTCTTGTTGTGAAGCCATCACGCAAGGAAAGCAACCAACACGTTTGTAGCCCATTCGGTAGAGCGGATTAGGCTGTATTTCATTTTCAAGTATATAGTCAATCACTTGTTGTGCCGACCAATCGAATACAGGACGCAATAGGTCATCAGCATATTTCTTTCGAAATGCCAATACATCTTTACGACGATAGGTGTGGTACTTGTCCTTACCATTCTTATCCTTACCGTATGGCTGCACATAATACTTGAAGTACGTACATTGCTTGGACATTTCGGCACGCTTGGCACTCTCGGCAGCACGTATTCCTTGTATAATCAGAACATCATCGTTTACTTCATCGAGTATGTAGTCAATCATCGGAATGGTTTTCAATTCAGATGTGCAGAATCTCCGTTGCGAGGATGCCCAGCGTGATTTCTTTTTTGTCAAATCTACCATGCCGTTAAACTTCTTTGACTTGACGGTAATGAGATTTAAGCCCAGTTGTTCCTGTACTTCTTCGATATATTTATAGGTCAATGGGTGCTCCCAACCTGTATCACAAAATACTGTAATAAAATCTTTTGTTAGGTTATTACGCACCCAAAGAAGTGATGCAAGACTATCTTTGCCACCACTGAATGAAACTATTACTTTCATCCTTTACCTCCTTTCTTCAATTCTGCAATAAGAGCATCGGCAAATTCCACAGAACTTACAGCAACCCCCTCAAAATCTCTCTCTCCAACCAGTACATCTCCATACTGATTACTTAATCGCCCTTGCATAGCAGCTTTTGCTATTTCATACCTGCGTTGTTCCCAGTCTATGGCTTTTTCAAATTCAAGTGCTGTTCCGGGTATTTTTCTACCGTCTTTTGTTATGAATGAACCGCATGAAACCAGCATAGTACCTGAAGGTTCAACATCTATGACCTCGCCGGTAGCCTTTACTTTAGCTTTAAGTTTTTCAGCAGCTCTCATTTGTCTCGTGTGTTCTGCTACACAAGTTTTACACCTGTTAGGATATGATTTGCTGAACTCTGAAATATGCTTTGTTTGCCCGCACTCTGTGCATTTTTTATAAATTGAATTGTCCATGGTTATTATTGATTATAAGTTTCTTGAATAGCTTGGAATATCTCATACATTACTTGTGGGACAATCGCATTGCCATATGCCTTTATCGATTCCTGCCGCCACTTTGAAAAGGCAATACCGTCCAATCCGGTGGAAATCCCATCATCTCGGCTACAAACAGGGGATTGAGTTGGGAAGTTTTTCCACCGTTCTGCGAATGATGCTCTCCTAACATTACCGGGAGGTTGCACAGAGCATCCGTCCTCATTTTCCCATTTTTTCTTTTCAATGCTTGTGGGGAAACGGAGGGTTGATAATCCCTCGCTGCTGGAGTCGGAAGTACCCCCGCTTTCATCAAGTCGTTCAGACGTGCTGAATATCCTTTGCCCTGCACACACGTCTTTCTGTCCTCTGCCAATTTCCTTGCTCCTCCGCTCGCATCCCCGCAATATGGTGTCGGCAATAGTTTCACTGGATAAAACTCCGTCTTTCCGTTCTCGTTGCACCGTTTCAGTCCCTGCGTCTGTACTGTCGGTAGCAGCTCGTTTTGCGATGAACCACACCCTGTCTCTCCTGTGCGGCGCTCCGACGGCACAAGCCGGAATAACAACCGGTTGGACGGAATATCCTTCACGTTCAAGGTCGTTACACACTGTTTCGACGACATATTCCTGCCGATGCAATATTCTTTCTCGGTCAACCTCTCCGAACAGAGATTCTTCACGTCCCAACGCAGTTTCACTGCCGGGCTGTACCATTGAGAGGATTCCAGCAACGTTTTCACCAACAACCCAATCGGGCTGAATCTCCCGTATCGCTCGTAGCATTTCCGGCCAGAGGTAACGGTCATCTTCCGCTCCCTTTCGCTGTCCGGCGCAAGAAAAAGGCTGGCATGGGAAACCTCCGGTGAGGACATTGATTTTTCCCCGCCACTCTGTAAAATCTGTTTTCGTGATGTCTTCATAACTTTTGCTGTTTGGAAACCAATAATCAAGTATTTTTCTCCCGAACGGGTTTATTTCACAATGGAACATATTTTTCCAGCCCATTATCTCGGCAGCTATTTCCGAACCACCGATGCCGCTGAACAAACTACCATGGGTAAACTTGTTCTTTTCCATGATTACGGATTTTTTGTTTTTGCTACTTCAGTTGGCTCATAGTACTTGCATTTGTCTGTTTCCGGATTGTATGCTGGCCATACCCATTGCAAACGTGTATCGGGTGGATCGGGTAAATAGCGTTTGCAACTCTTGCGGATTGAGCAGGTAACGCCCGAACAATAACTATAATCTGTATTCATCGTCATAATGTTTTTAATTAGTTTACTGTTTTCTGAATGACTGCTCATTGCCGAAATTGATGATTAGCATCATTTCACGGAAACGGTCTGCAATGCGTTCATCGTAATATTCTGAAATCCCTTTTGCCGTAAGATTGGATGAAACCAGCGTGCAGAATTGCTCTTCATACCGGAAAGACAATATATCCATTGCTGCTGTTACGTAATCGCCATAATGAATGCTTTCTTTCGGCTCTGAACCGAGGTCGTCTATTGCGAGTATTTCAACTTCACGCAACCTTTTGTACCGTACCACATCAGATATATTGTCACGTGTAGGGTTGTTGTATGCTTTTGCCAACAAAACGAGCTCCTTTGCCGGTACTATCATGTATCCGCGTACTGGATATGTATTCACATTACTGCTATATCCTTCATCTGAGCGCAAGTAGTTTATAAGGTTTTGCAACGCACGTAGAATGGTGGTTTTTCCATTACCGGCACCGCCGCAAAGGAACAATCCGAAAGTGGAGGCTTCCGATGTAATCCAATTGGAAATGTCCCAAAGGTGCTTTTTGTATTGTTCGGTGGCATTAAATTCCCTATGCCTATGAGCAACTTCTACCCGGCACGCTTCATATAGCATAGCGTAAACTTGCTTGGCGGTATATGGCAATCTAAAACGAGTTACCATATGTTTTCTCTTCATCAGATTTGAGAAGATTACCTCTGCGTTGATTTCTGCTTTCGGGTCTAACTTTATCATCTTTTCTTTTATTTTTATCATTTACAATTCTCAACCATGCGTTGAAGTGCTGTTTGGCATCCTGTAAGGAAGAATGCCGGTCTTTCCCGTCTGCCAGGCATTGCACCCGGAAGTCGTCCAGACTGCTGCGCAAAGAGGAAATATTCGTTGCATGAAGCACTTGTAATTGGTCAAGCCAACACTCGTCTTTTTTCAGTTCGGCAATTTCTTCATCGATAGTCATGGAGTAAGGCTCGTATTGCAGTTCGTTTTGCACTGTTGTACTACCTTGTATCGTTTGTGGATTGTCATTCTTTCGTGGCAGTTTTTCAGTTTGTTTGGGCTTTCTTTTCTCGATTAGGTTATAATCCCCAATATAGCAAACACGACGGCACTGTACGCATATACGACTATACCTTTCCTGAATACCTTTAGAAGTCAATACTTTTTCAGCGTCAAACAATTCTTTTGAAAACAACCCCAGTGTCAGGCAGGTTTTGATTACTTCTGATATATATGCCTCCTCAAATCCCGTAAGCTCCGAGCAAATGAAAGGCAACTCTTTATCCCACTTCATATAATACCCACTCTTGTAGATATTGCAGAGCAGCAGAGCATATACCGTTATAGCTTTTCCACCTTGATACTTGATTAGTTTTCTTATTTTAAGGTCGTTAAATATATCTATATCCAGAGGGAAATAGTCAAGACCTTTTTTAAAAGTTCGTGCCATATCTGACTTTTTTAAAATTCATTTCTCAAATAATCATCCACTTCACGAATGAAATCATCCAGCGAAAAGCACAGAACATATTTGTATTCTCCGTTTTCACATATTATCTTTTGCCATTCTTTTTGTGATGGAGATTGATAGCCACCTTTCTTTTTCATTTCAATGAGCAGCGCACCATAATCACGATTGCTTTTCAACAGAATCAAATCGGATACACCGGCTGTTACGCCCTCAGCTTTCAATTTGCCACCTGTAACAGTATCACGTCTTCCTCCGTTCGGCACAGCAAACAACCGGCCTTTTAACTTCGGATACTTCAAATTGAACCACTTTACGCAAGAGCATTGTATGCGATGTTCCTCATCGTCATATTTTTGCTTCTTTTTTCGTTTCCTTTCCATTTGAAGCATTTCCTCAAGTGTCATTGTCGCTTTGCTTTTCGGGTGTAACAATGGTGTCTTTTCCAGTCTTGTCTACTACAACTTTTTTCCCACCAACGGTTATCGTTGTCCTGCAACCTTCGGGGAGAGATTGTATGAAATTTCGTACAACAGGCGAATTGGCATTTTCACTGATGGTATCCGTAATGGACTCATCTGCGGCATATGGATAGACATCCATAATGGCAGTTTCCGCTACCGATGCAATTTGATAGTCGGCCATTGTGCCTTTCATACCCTCATCCAGTTTATTTACTGCATCACGCAAGTCGGCTGCTTGTACCAGTACGTTGGTAGCTGTCTTTTTTTCTGCTCCACTTTTTTCATCTAAGGTAATGAAATACAGCTTGCACTTGAACCAGCGGTCAGCACTGTCTTCCTCACAGGGAAAGAGCTCGCTATAGTTGGCACGTTTAATGTCGGAAACTGTAAACTCACCGGAAATAAAGGGTGTCATTTCTTCAATGATGCGTGCTTCCGCTTCCGTGAAGCTGAGCGCGTCAACCAGATAGGGTTCTGTTACTTTCTTGTTCATTCCGTTATCCATTGTCTTTTCATAACGGATTTTACATTCAAACCACGTGTGCATCATGAGTTCATTTTTTCTTTGAGTTGTTTACTGACTACAAGTTTTACTGTTCGTCTTGCCGGAATGATTACCGTTGTTCTCTTGTAGATATTACGGGCTTTCCTTTCTTTTGTGATATAAGTCTTGATAGTGCCAAAACCACGTATATAGACACTTTCACCTTTACAAAGTGCTTTCTCAATAGCATCAAAAGCACAATCTACGGCTTGAATAGCCTGTGAGCGACTAATAGTCGTATTGTTGATAACATGTTCAACGATCTCAATTTTTCTCATTGTTTTTATTTTTATTAAAATGATAGATCACTATTGTTTGGCCTACAATTCTCAGTTTTGTATTGAGTATTTTCAACTGATTTTTTCATTATGATTCTTGATTTAAATCCGCAGATAGAAGTAGGATGATGGCTGCAATGGCAAAACTCATTCCTAAAATGGCATACGTATATGCTTTAGAGGATTTGGATTCTAAAGCAAAATGAAAGTTAACAGCAAAAATGATGATATTCAAAACAATAAATATTATATCAAAATAGATTCTCATATTACTTTATTTACTGGTTACTATTATTTTTCCTCATAATCACAAATGCTAATAGGGATTCTTGTTAAATGTTAACGAAAGCCCATTTGTAGCGGCTGTTATTTCTATCTCTGGATATAATCTTTCTATTCCATGGATAAACTCCGTAGCATTGCTGTTATTGTCGGACAGATGCAGGAGTAGAATGTTGCATACTTGAGACAGGTCATTGGCTTGCAATGTGAGGAGACAGTTATCATAGGACATGTGCGACTTAATGGTGCGTTCGTAGCGTTTCTTGTCAATGCGCCCGGCAGTGAAATTTGCATCAAGAATTTCCTTGCTATAATTGCACTCCAACATTACATTGTTAAGACCGGGAAATTTGTATTTTAGGAAATAGGTGTCTGTGGCAAACAGCACTGTTCCGCACTCTTCATGACGGATGAGGTATCCGTAAGGTTCCGCAGCATCATGTTGTACAGGGAACGGTATCACTCTAAATCCATTTATCACAACTTGTTCGAATGGCAACAGCCCTTTTGCCCAATAGCTGGAAGAGAAACCAAGCGCATGTTTTGTGCCTTGACTCATATAGCAAGGTATGCAGGCGTTTATAAAATCGCCCACACATTTGGCATGGTCGCCATGCTCATGGCTGACGATACAACCAACAATGCTGTTTAGATTGAAGTCAAGAACCTTTTTTACTTTGTTGAACTTAACTCCGGCTTCCACTGCAAGTACCTCACCAGTCTTTTCAGACTGGAAGAGGTAACAGTTGCCTGATGATGAAGAACCTAACACATGAAGTTTCATTTCAAATAGGATTAATAGCCCGGTCCATCATCCTCGGTTGAGGCTTGGTTTTCGGTACTTGTTTCACCTTGGGTCTCTTTAATTTCTCCTGTTTCAGGGTCAACACCTGCCGGAACTTCATTGGAAACCGGAGCTACTGCATCATCAAAACTGATAGTGCCTTTGTTGGCTTGCGTGGAAATTTCTTTCGCAACCTGTTCTGTAACATCGACATAATCGGCGTCCTCTACATTTTCTTCAACGGTACGCATACCCATTGACAGTTCCGGTGAGTATGTAGAGCACCAGAACGAGGCGGCACGGTAACGTAACATCTGTTCGGGCATAGTACGCCACTTGCTGCCGTTTTTGCTATACCAACCCTCATCAATCGCCATTTGTATGGTAACGGCTGTACCACGTAAGGCAAGTGGTGATTTTGATGTAACCGGTTTTCCGTTCTCATCATGCGTAACACCTTTAGGAGTAGTCCATGCCACACACTTGACATTTGCCACACCGTTATTGCAAACTCCATTTGATGTCAATTCAAACTTCAGTGGTTCAAAGCGTCCACAAGTATTGATAGTGGCAATTAGGAACTTGGACGACCAAGATGGGCGACCATATACAATGTACAAGTTCTGCATTACCATAAGAGGGGATGCTCCAATGCGTGTGGCCACATCGAATGCGATTACGCAGTTGGCTACTGCTTCGGCTTCAGAGACCGTTTTTTTAGGTCCTTCTCCGGTTTTACCGCCAACAACACCGCCAATGCGGTAACTTTCGGGTACAAGACTGGAATTGGCAAACATGGTGGAGAAACGGTTGAGCGTTTCAATGGTTGTCGGGTCAAAGAAGTTGATGCCAGCAGGAACGTTACTTTGATGTGTAACCGGTGTGATTTGTCTTTCGTTCATAATTCTAATAATTAAAGATTTAACTATTTATTTTACTGTTAGTTGACTGTCTGTTGTAACCTGCAAGAATATCATTTGTGCGTTGGAAGCAATGAATGTATTCACGCTTTCGGCACGGTCAATGAACATTGGAGCATAGACTTCGTAATGCCTTGCCAATGTGTTGGTGATGTCAATACCTGCGTTCACTTGCTTTGCTGTATTGCACGTACCATAGGACACACCATCAATTATAGGAATACATACTTCGTATTCGTTTCCGTCAAGAGTGGTATCGAAAAGTTTCCAGTGTACCATGCCAAACAGCGAGTTCAAACGGCTCTCACAATCATCAATGCGAGCTTTGGCAAACTTAGCAGCTATATATTCACGTTTCTCTATGTCGGCTATCTTCTGTGCGAGTTCACGACCTTCCTTTTCAAGACGCTCTATTTCTTTATCATAGTTGGCGATAATGGTACGGTTGTTTAGTTGGATTTCCAAGTTCTTGATAGCAGATTTCACCAACTCGGCACGTTCGGACAGTTCGGTATCTGTCTGAGTATATGTGATATTTGCTATTTCTTTTTCTATTTCATCCAAACGTTTCAGGTTTGCTGCATACGCAGGCAGCTCGTTTTCGTTGATGGCGGACGGTGCTGCTTTCGGGGTGGATTTCAGACGATCATACAGCCCTGCAATACATTCGTCAATGGCAGTAATCTTTTTGGAATGCTCTACAAGTTCTTCATTACGCCTGTTTAATTCCTCTCGGTATGATTCGACTTGTGTCGACAGGGATTTTCCACGTGATTGATTCTCTTTGAGCCTGTTTTGTTTATATTCTTCAAACTTTTGGAGAGCGTCTTGTATCATATTGTCGGGTAAAGGCTGACCGCAATGAGGACAGATATTATCACCGGTGTACTGTGTGGCACGAATGGATGCCCATTCGGAACGTAATTCTTCAAGTCTGCTTGTTGTTCCAGTTATTTCTTCGTTCAAATACTTGATGCGTTCTTTTGCACGGGTAATGTCTATATTGCAATCCGATCGTTCGGAATGAATATTCTTCAACTCTTTCTCGATTTCATTACGTGTTTCGTTCTGCTTATCGGCTTCCTCCTGACGACTTCTCCTTTCTGCGGCAAGAATATCCTTCTGTTGCTGTTCGATTTGCCGTTTTTCACGGTTCAGCGCAGCTTTTTTATCGATGGCAGATTGCTTGCGAGCATCTTCAGAATGCAGAAGTTCGTTTATTTCTTCCAGCTCTTTCTTTTTGTCGGTGAGCATTTCTTCCAATGAGTTCCAATCCTCGGCTTCTGGTTTCATCTTGTCCGTTTGGTCGATACGTGGCTTGATTTCATCCGCTTGCATTTTTAGACGTTTTTTCTCTGCGGCAATCTGCCGACGATAATCCGCCAATGATTTGCCACTCAACATGTCTACGAGAGCGGTAAATTCTGCATTTCCCTGCGCCAATTCGTTGTCTGTTTTGGCTCCGGCAATGGACATTAACACTTCACGTTGAACATCTTGTTTTAACGATAGGAAATACTCGGTATTGGTTAGCATCTTGAAAAGGTTCTCATCAATGATTTCGGCATTTATCCGTTCCTTATACTCATTGACACGAACAGGTACGCCGTCCCATGTGCATTCGGTGACATTCCCCTTGAACACTTCCTCTACTTGTCCACGAGGTTTGACCCATTGCTCCTTATACTCTCGTTTGATGGTAATTTCCGTTCCATCAACGACTAATGTTCCCTCTACGGAGCATTCACAATGCTGTAGGGGATTGCCCTTTTCGTCTGTGGTGCGCAAGTTGAAGTCTTTACGGTCTTTGCTGTCCTTGCCGAAAAGCAGCCAACAGAACGCATCCATGTGCCTGGACTTGCCGAGACCGTTACGACCACAGATACGTGTAACAGTGCCATCTGTATGGAACTGTGTTGTCCTTTCTTTTTCTCCACGCCAGTTGCGAAGCGTGATTGATTTTAGCTGAATTGCTTTCATCTACTTTGATTTTTAATAGTGAAAAAATAGTGGGAGGAACAGGATTTGAACCTGTGTCCTGCTGCATCTTGGCCATTTGGGTACGTACCGCCGCTCTATCCGCTGAGCTATCCTCCCTTATCATTTGAAATAGTCTTGTTGTAACCTTTGTAGTGTACGCAGTTCGATTGTGCGGTATTCAACTTTGCCCGGACGCTTGCAGGGGGTTATTTTACCCTGCTTGCGCCATCTATCCACATTGCCACGCCCAAACATAGCGTATGCTTTTCGCTGGCTGACCATTTCGGGGTCATTGTGTGTATCGGCAAGCATACGGACTACAGAGGACGCTACATCGCGGACGAAAGTGTCATAAGTAACGGATTTATCGGGAAAATCAATAGTGAGCATAGGATTACGGATTAAAGTGAATACTCTGCACGATAATTTTCATCGGTTTTAATGAAATATGTAAGCACTTTTATTAGGGAACGTTTAGAACCGGGCTTGGCAATAGAGTCAACCAGACTTTCTCTCTTTTGCTTGTCTGTAGCAATAAAGATGTAGCCCACGTGTCTTGCTTCCGGTTTAAGAGGCTTGATTTGAGAATTTAATTTTTTGAAATTGATAGACATGATATTGTAAGTTAAGAGGTTATTTGTTTTCATTTTGAAACTCCATCCATGATATACGTACCAGTTTCCATGTGAGAAAGATGAATACAGCTGATACAAGATAGCCAATGAACGATGCGATGTTTCCAAGTATGATATGTGCCACAATGCTGACAACCACCGCAAAAAGCATGATGCAGGATAGTATCAGTTGTGAAATATTTACAAATTTGTTCATGATGATTACAAATTACGATATTCTGATTACTGTTATGATACGCTTTTCTCGGTCCGTTTCTGTCTGGTACTTACGATTCAGGATAAGTCCGAGGTCGGAAGCCTGAGCACGGACGCTCTTAGTCTTTTCAATGGGGAAAGTAACCGCTTTACCTACTTCCAAATCCGTTAAAGTTGGACGTACTTTTACTTGATTTTCTGCCATTTTATTTGTTTTTTATGGGTTATTGTTTAACTTTATAGTGCAAAGCTAACATATTTATTCGTGGCGAACAAATATTTTCGTCATAAAATTTAGTGTATGCGAAATTAAATATTAGTCGACTAATTCAAGTTCCTGTAAATCATGAATTTAGAAATTGTTAGAAAATTGAGCGAAAACAGAGGTGGTGGATTAAAGAAACTTGCTGCTGATGTTGGAATGAGCGAACAAAATCTACATAGATGCATTAGAAACAATAAGATTCAAGCGGCAGACTTAGAGAAGATTGCTTTTCTATTAAAAGCTGACATACGAATTTTTTTTGATGATGAAGTATCAAGACTATCAAATAATACAGTTGAAACAAACGGCGATTTTAGTCCTGCTTCGATGATGGGTAACGTGTCTGTAGGCACAGATGCTATTCTTGTAGAACGAGTGAAGCATTTGGAAGAATTGTTGGCTGAAAAGGAGAGGTTGATTAAGGTTTATGAAAAGTTAGTAGAGGGAAAAAAATGAGATATATAGTTGGAATAATATGTCTTATTACTTCTTTACTGTTATGTGCTTGCAGTGAAGATGACGAGAAAGGCGCTGAACGCTATTCGGGTGTATTTTTGAGTATGGAGGCTATAGATGCTATTACTCCGGAAGATTCTTTTTCTGATGTCATATTGCATAATGTTGAGTTTGAAAAAGTGGAAGTAGGAAAAGGAGAGCCTATAGAAGCTGGTGATTACACTGTGAAGACAGAAACTACTTACGACTTAATCATGCGAGAATCCGAAGCTGATCTGTATATAAAAACAGAAAAAAGAACAGATAAAATGTTTGAGGCAACTTGTGTATATAAATATGTTTTTAAGCAGGGAACTTACGGAGTGATTGAAGTATCAGAAAATGCTATTACGGTCAACGGATATCCATATTGTAAACTTCAAAAATTTACACTAATACGTACTGAGCCAATTGGAGAAAAATATTCCAAACAAGATACAGAGACAGAAAATTACAAGGGAGTATTCCCCTGCAAAAGCAATGGTAGAAGCATAACTTTGTCAAATAGTGATTATATGTTTGAAGCCGCGCTTGATGGTAACGAATGTAGGTTAACAGAATTATCTCCTGAACATAAAAATATCGGCACATTAGAAAAGCAATGAACGGAGAGTACCCATATTGTAAAACAGAGCCTTTTATGGATGAATTGAAAAAAGCCGCATTTGAAGCCATCTACAAAGATGGTTGTGATAATTGTGGAGATTGGATAGATACATTGGTAAACTGTTATTCCGAAGAAGTGGTGGACGCTCTTGGGAATAATCCCAATGAGGTTTATGCAGAATTGGAAGATATATGGGAAACCATGGATTATGAAGACCCTCGAACCGGTATTTGCCTAACTTATCAGAATTGGGCAGAATATTTCACAGGGGAGTTTGCCCATACAATCTACAACGAATTGATTAAATCAAAGCAGGTGAACGAACGTAAATAATCCGTTTTAAAGCGTTCAAACCTTTAAGATGATAAAAGTATCGTTTTTCGTATTTGTGTTGATTGTGGCTTATCTATTTGCCTTAAATGGGTAATATATCAAGACTGGTAGCGGCGAGTTCTTCGATAAATGGACGAAAACATTAATCATAATAGACAGATACGAAGAAATTGAATAAACGAATATTGTTGAGAAGTATTATATAACTCATTGAAAAGTATCTTATTTTGGCAGCGGCGCAGGCTGCAATAGAGGAAGCATAAGCAATATAGGATAATATTTGATTTAGGCTGTAACGAACTGTTTATCAGGTGTTACAGCCTAAGTTGTTTTTAGGCGGTTCGTGCATTTGTCCGCAAAAAATGAGCCAAATAAACGGTACTTGCATACACCACGCATACACTTTTGAACAGTGGCGCATACACCAACGCATACACCATTTAATAACTTATAAATCAATCTGATATGGCAACATTTAAAGTAGTCGTAAGAAAAAAGAGAACTGACGGATTTTATCCAGTGTACATTCGTGTTGTCCACCGTTCAAGAATGGGTTATATTAAAACCGATAAATTCATTACGGACAAGCAAATCACCAAGAATGGCGAAATCAAGGATATTGTGGTCAACGAATATTGTTCACGAGAAATCCTACGTTATAGCGATATGATAAACCGTAAGGATGTCTCAAATTATTCCGTTGCTGAACTAATTGAATTCCTTATCCATTCAGATGAAGAAATATGTTTTAGTGACTATGCTACAAAATTCATTAACCGTATGGCCTCTGAAGGACATGAACGTAATGCTAAGAACTATCGCCTGGCTGTAAACCACCTCGAAAGATATTTAGGAACAACCAGAGTGATGTTTACTCACTTGTCATCTTCTGTTTTAACAAGATGGATTAATAGCCTTTCGTTGACGAACAGGGCGAAAGAAATGTACCCAACCTGTTTAAGACAGATATTCAAAAGGGCACTTATAGAACTGAACGATGAAGAACGTGGGATCGTGCGAATCAAATACAATCCTTGGTTAAAAGTATCCATTCCAAAATCTGACAGTACAGTTCAAAGAGCCATCAGTGCAGAGGCATGTAGGGAGTTTTTCAATCGTCCCCTACCGGAAACCAAAATGATTTCTTCTCTTCCGGAACTGGGTAGAGATGTGGCACTCCTATCCTTGTGTCTGGGCGGAATAAACACCGTAGATATTTTTGAGCTTAAAAAAGAAAACTATAAGGATGGTATTATCGGATATAAAAGAGCTAAGACAAAGCATAGCCGGAAAGATGAAGCCTATATTGAAATGCGTGTGGAACCGTTCATTCAGGCCACATTTGACAAGTATCTTTCAGACGAGAATGACGAATATCTTTTCAAATTCCATAAGCGTTACAGTAACCCGGACAGTTTCAATGCCAACGTAAACATTGGAATCAGAAAGATATGTGCCGATATGGGAATGAAGAAGGAGGATTATTACTGTTATTATACTTTCCGTCATACATGGGCTACAATTGCTCAAAATGACTGTGATGCCAACCTATATGAAGTTGCCTTCGGTATGAACCACAGTCATGGACTGAATATAACAAGAGGCTATGTAAAGATAGATTTTACTCCAGCCTGGGAACTAAATGCCAAAGTGATTGATTTCATTTTCTTCAGCAGCAAGAAGAGCAAGCAAGGCAAGGCACGTGACTTCGAGACACCGGCGGACAAATTGTTCCGTATCACCAAGAAGATGATGATCTATGGCCGTGCGTATTTCAAAGGTGATGTTATCGGTGAAATAACAGATATTGGTTTCAGTAATGTGGATCAGGTTATTGACAGACTGGTTGAACAGTTACCTAAGGATATTCCTACCGGATGTATGGTTCAGTTCCGTCTTATGAATTGTGATTCCAAGAAAGAAGTTGTGTATGAAAGAAGCAAGGGAAAAGGATTTATGTAATCGGAAAACCTGAACAAGCCATTAACGCAAAGGGAGGATTCTACTTATCTTTATCAGAACCGCACCATTTCTCATATTGGTGCGGTTCCTTTCTATTTGTCCGGTTGATTCCAGGGCAATACTTCACGGCCTATAAGTATGGCAAAGACAAGTACGATAAGTTTCCATATAAGAATGAAAGTTTTCTTGACCAACCAGACTGCAAGACGTATGGCAATCCTCAAAAGCCAGAACACCAACTTCAGGAACAGCATACCGATAATAAGTACCAGCAGCAGATATATAATCAACAACAATTCAAACATAACGTGTAATATTTAGTGATATATAATAGCTTGTTTATTATATAAATATACTAAAAATCAATGAGATACAGAAATTTGCGCAACACTATTTTCTTGTTATTCGAGTAGATTTTTTGCTGATTATCTGTATTATATCACCATAATAACAAGGTATTTCCAGACTCTGAAAACAAGGTTATTCTGTTTGAATGTTTCTACAATACAAGTTCAGATATAATAAGATTTCCCGATAGCCATTTCATCAGCTGAATAAGCTACAAGATTATATTTTCCCTTTTATTGGGATTCCGATAACTTAAATAATCAGGTTACTTTTACCATACTATCATGGTATCGGGACTACATATTAGATTGGATATAGTTCTTATGAGAACAATAGCCATCTATCCCATATAACTAACTCTTGTGTGCTTTTGAAACTTTGGTTTATCCAACCATAGATAACGGAACATTGTTTACTGATTACTTCGATTTGTATGGTTCTATGATTGAATAATGCTTGTAGCATCTATTTCAGAACACACTGATATTGGCTTGATAGGTTCTAGGACTCTATACAACAATATTCCGCTATATGGATATTTCAGGAAAACCGGATGCTACATCACTTGGTAAGCCGGAATATGCCTCCAAAGAATTGTGTTGTAGATTTCGGTTTGCAACGGCAATCTCCGGTAAATTTGGGTGTAATAATCATCCCCGGAAGGTATCGTTCTGCCGTGCAGAGTTTTCCAAGCAAGTTGTACTTTTGTGGCCACAAAACTCCGTTTCGTACTCACAAAAGTAACTTGCCGAATGCTGGCGCATCGGAGCGGCTGGCCGCTGTTTTGCATGGCTAAAAATGGTCCGGGAAACCTAACCACCAATGTATCCAAGTATGAAGAATCAGAGAACCAAGTACATCAAGGTCAGAATGACACCGGAGGAAGTACAACAGTTTAAGGAGAAATCTGCCTCTTATTCATCCGTGAGTCATTATATACGCTCGGCACTGGCAGAGTATTCAGATATCGGAACCAAAAGGCAGCTCGAACTGATGAATGATTTGGGTTTGTTTTACCGGAAATATCAGAATGAACTTTCCTGGGCTGGAGGTAACCTTAATCAGTCAGTTAAACGTGCCAATGAGCTTGCGGTAGCCAGATTACTTGCACCCAGCTATATTCAGGAAGTTTTGTTACCTGTTATCCTCGAAACTCAGGAAACATTGAACCGAATAAAGAAAGACCTTGATTCTTTGACACAGAAAGCTGTCAGAATCTGAATGCAGATTACACGGTATTCAATCATTTCAGATATTATTAAAGTATAACCATGGACTAATGAGTTTGAAGTATTTCGGTTACTCAGTCACATAAACCATGATAATTAGGATTCGATATGATAGCAACCATATTACCGGGAAGTACTAACTTCCATGCTGTCGGTTACAATGAATATAAAGTCTCGAAAGGTGTTGCACGGCTTATCGAGATTCAGAATTTCGGTTCACTCGGAACATTTCACAAACCTACCCCGAGTGAACTGGTCGGTTATCTCCAGAAGTACAGTTCACAGAACAGCAGAATCAGAAAACCACAGTTTCATGTGGCCATATCATGTAAGGGACACGAAATGTCGGAAGATGAGTTGTTGGATTTTGCTCACCAGTATCTCAAGGAAATGGGATACGGAGAATCCAGTCAGCCGTTGCTTGTTTACTCCCATTATGACACGGAGAATACCCATCTTCATATCATCACTTCGAGAGTGGCACCTGATGGAAGAAAGATTCAGCACAGCCATGAGCGCAGACGTTCTCAGGAAGTCATTGACCGCATTCTTGGGAATGACAGGAAGAAAAAAACGGAAGATGACATTAATTTGTCCAAGCAGTACACATTCTCTTCATTTGCCCAGTTCAAGGCAATAATGGTTTCCATGGGATATGAGGTCTATCAGAAAGATGGGAATGTATTCGTCAAGCATGGTGGAAAGGTTCAGAAGGAAATTCCTTTTACTGAAATAGAAAATTTGTTCAAGAGCGGTTATCGGGAAAGGGCTCGTTGCCGTCAGCTTAGAAGCATATTAAAGAAATACCGTGATGTAAGTTCCAACAAGGAGGAACTGCAGAAGGAACTGAAAACGAAGTTCGGTATTGACATTGTGTTCTTCGGCAAGAAGGATGCTCCATACGGATATATGCTCGTTGATCATGCAAACAAGACCGTCATTCATGGTGCAAGAGTACTGGCTGTAGAGGAGCTTCTGGACTTTACTACTCCTGAAGAACGGTTCAATCGGATTGAGGATTATATTGACAGATTACTGACACTTAACCCGAAGATTACCCAAGGTGAAATATACAGTAAAATCAGGAAGCAGCCTGCCTATATCAAGAAAGGCATTATCTACTTTGATGGTCAGAGCCGTCCGTTGAAACCTTTTATGGTAGAAGCTATCGACCGTAATAACCGTATAGCCATGGTAGAAATGTTCAGTCCGACTACTGAGGCTGAACGGGATTTGCTTTGTAAGATATTCAAGGTTTCACGGAAAGATTTAGTAGATATATCTCCGAAAAGAACACACTACTACACTGATGCCGTAAACCGTTTGCGTGAAATATTCAATGACGAAAATGTTTCCTCTGTCAGAAGCAGATTACATGAAGAGAGCTTCACCATCCGTCAAGAGGAAGATGCAACTTATGCCATAAATTTCAAGCAGCATATCATTATAAATCTTACTGAAGAAAACTTCAATCTTAAACGATTGAAGAAACAGCCGATAAAGCAAATTGAACGGTATAAACACCTGCAATTAACAAAGCATACTTCACGTTTCTTTGGCAAGGCCAAGCTGCGTGATACAGATGGTGGCAGTCATAGCGAGAAACGTGAGTGGGAAGTGGGTCTAAAAGGAAACTATGACAAGGTTGATGATGATTATTCAATAAAAAGATGATTTTTTAAATTGGATATGTATTGCCTGTACAATTCATATAAATCAAGCTCCGTTAACGGAAGATTGGGTGATATTTCAGCGAAATTTTGTACCTTTAGCCATGCAATTTATTTTTGCGATACATCCAAATTCGGCTTTACTTGGGCAATTGGAGGTTATACCTAAGTTACAAATTTTCTATCATATTAACAATAAACTCGTTAGAAAAACTTTGTTATTTCGCGACAGTCCCTATTGAAATGTAGGGAAGATTCCGAGCGATTGAAAAACCTTAGTACTGCCCAAACTTACAAAGTAGAAGTCTAATGTAAGGACATACAGAAGGTAAACATCTTTGTCAAGTTATTTCTATGTCCAATAACTAACTCTACCCTGTTATTATTGACCCAGAAGAAAACCGCTATTGGGTACGTAAAATCCGACCTCTTGAAAGAGATGATACCAATTTCCTGCAAAAGCTAAAGGAACAAACACCTACATTTCTCTATTACTTGCAGCACCGTACACTTTCCACCAACAAAGAGGGACGTATGTGGTTTCATCCTACCCTCATAGGACAGAGGTCTTGAGTGCATTATTCAGCGCAACCACAACAATACGGAATTAGATATAGAGTGGAGCTGATACGTGACATTATGGAAACGCAGCACGCTGACAAACTATCATTCGTTCTTCAAGACTTAATACCACTACTGACCATGAACGGTGTAAAGGTAGAGCAATGGAAAACACGCAAGATCGTGAAAGATGTCTGGCGACTTACCCCTGCACACAACGCACCGGCCTATCTAGCCTATCAATGTTACTACACCAAGCCAAGGGCTATCCTTGCCGATATGATCTATGCAATGTTCAAGTGCGGCATTGATGCAATTATTCACTTCGGCACGGACAAATACAAGTCCATCTTTGGCAATTACGAAGCTGCCGACATCAAGAGTGTGATGCTGAACTATGGCGGGTCCAAAGAGCAACAACAAGCAATCGAACGTTGGCTTTGCGACTATGCTGATAGGCGACAGACCTTTGATAAAACATCGACAGACCTATAATGAGGTTGACGATGTCGCTAATGGGTCGTATGATTGAAAATTGAACAAGGACAAGGTGGAATACAATAGTAATTTACATTCTTACATCAACGATATCATTCATGCCTCCAATATTTCTACCTCTTTTTTGATAATGAATTGATTGTCAGTGATAAAAGTGGAGATAATAAACCACCGCTTTTCCCTAATATAGTAATAGCAGCTTGCATTAATGTCCCTAATACCAAAACCCCACTAGCAATGCCTAATAATAAATTTGTTTTATCGATTGAATTTGTTATGCTTGAAAGTGTTATCCATGAGTTCATCGCTTTTTTAGTGGTAGCCTTGTCTCCTAATTGCATTATATGTGCAACCATCATTCTAAAAAAAGGATAAGTACCTTCGTAATCAACTAACCCACACTTTATTATTCTTTCTAAAGTAGATGCATCCACATCTAATAAAGTATCTAAATCCTCAATTCCTGTAATATTAATCATCTGAATTTTGCTCAGATTCATCACTTCTTCTATTGGTATTTTACTCTTAATCATTTGGCTAGCTACAATTTTTGCCATTTCAAAACGATTATGGTAAACATTGATGTTGATGTCAAGAACTTCTATACATCTTTCTAAAGATTTATTATTTAGTGAAGCCTCTCCACGGAGATAAAGACTTAATTGTATAGGGGTGGTATGGATTTCTTCTGCAACCTTTGCTTGTGAGATTCCTGCTAAAAAAATTCGTTCTTGTATAATTTTATGGAGCATAACTCTTTTTTTTCAGCAAAGGTACACTTTTTTTTTGTAAAAATATTGTTTAACGATATATTATTGTATATTTGCAAAGCATTATATAAACATATCGTTTAACGATACAATAATATAAAAAATATACAATGAAGAAATTTAAATTGACAAAAGAAAACGAGGTTTCAATGAAGGAGTCATTGATAGAGTTTGGATTTCCCAAAGAAGTTGTGGAAGGTCTAGAGTATGGATATTATGTGTGCGATAATTTGAGCATTCATAAAATATCGGAAGAAGAATATTCAAAGTCTTCAGTAGCGGAATTATTGTTTTCTGCTGTTGGTGGAGTATTAGCCGGGGGAAGTAAGGTCATCAAAAGTAATGACGATCTAAATATTGAGCAATATAATGGAGTAAATAAAATAGGGAAACCCAGCGGACATGGATACGCTTTTGAAGATATTAATAATAGGAATATTAGAAAAACTGGATGTAAGGTTGATTCTAGTATAGGGAAAACATGTGAAAAAGGCGGTGCAGATGCAGTCGTTACGGATAAAGATGGGAATTCATTTGAGGTACAATATAAGTGTACAAGTTCTGCGAAATTAGCAGCCGACAAAATCATGAAAGAGAACGGCTATCCTGGACAAATGCTGTATGTCAATACAGAAATAGCAAAAGACTTGCAGGAAATGCTGAAAAAGATGGAACTCGATGGAAAAGTACCGTTAGGAACAGCGGATAGAGTGGTAGATTCTGGAGTTTCTATTGAACAAGCAAAACGTGTAGCAAGAGCTGGAACAAAAGAAAGCATAATGTTTGACGCAGAGACTGCATTACCAACAGCGATTCTTGCTTTTGTCGCTGTAGGAGCAGTAGTATTTATTTGTAATCTTAAAAAAGAAGGAACTGTTAACAAAAAAGTTATCAAGAAAACTTTGAAAGCAGGATTAATAGGAGGTTGTGCATTATTTCTATTTCATTTAGCTTTTAATCAATTTAAACGACTGAAATAAATAGGGATAGTCGCTTAATTCCTTCAATATGAGTCATCTGTCTTCCTGTCCTTGTATTTCAGGGCTTCTCTCCAGACAAGTTGGACTACATTCACCGTGTGAATGCCGAAGAAGATGTACAGGATTTCGGTCAGTCTCGTCCTGACCTTGATACGTCTCTGGCCATAGTGTTCATTTAGTGTTCCGAATGAGCCTTCCATCTAAGTTACTCACACCCTGGCCAATTCATCATTGCGTATGATGTCGTTCTCTTTCTTCACGAGAAAAGGACGACCTGGTTTCACGAATAATGTCTGTATCCCTCTCTCCATACGGTATTCCCTGTTGGCGTTGCCGGCATAGCCTGCATTTCCACCGACTTTCTTGCATCCACTCCGAAGAACCTCCGGTGGATCTTCAGGCAGTACGGAAGCCTCGTTCCCTCATTGAAGGCGTTGAACAACAGCTCCCCAATGAAGGATAGCCTGTCAACCTGAGTGTTGTTGCATTTTGCGCCGAACTCAACGCTCTTCACCTACTTGGCTCTCACTATCTTATTCCACATACGGTTTGCTGATACCCACTAACCTGCCCACGATAAAGTTCAGCAAACATATCGTCCAGAAGCTTGTAGTTCATCAGTGGTTTCATTGGATATATTATCACGTCACAGAATATCTAGTAGTGAATATCCCAATCAGTTGCTCCAACAACTTGGGACTGCTCAGCCCTTTGTACATCTTCAGGTACATCAGCGCAACCTTGCCTTCCGGTGTAAAGTACTCTCTGCGTCCTCTATTCGGCCTCATGCTGTTTCTCAGATCCAAGTACTCCACCATCTCATCTAGGGAAGCTTTTGCCTGATTCTTTCAAACTCACAACGCTTGAATGTTTGCCTACACAATTCATAAAAAACAAACTCTTTAAACGGAAGATTGGGTTATATTTCAGCGAAATTTGTGACCATGCATTTTATTTTTGCGATACCTCCAAATTCGGTTTGACAAGGGTTATTGGAGGTATTCTTTTTTTTTCTTACATCTAAGTTGTAATTTTTTCTATCATGTTAACAATCAATTTACAAGAAATATAAAACGAAGCTATCTAAATTTCATGTAAATAGAGTAGATAAAATATAGATATAAATATAGAATCTCTACTTGTAACCTTTTAAGCTGAAAGAATCTTAATATCACAATAATTATTATTCCAATATCCCAGTTCATCCAACCGATATTACAAATGTGTTGTGTATTTCTTTTCTAAAAAACCTTGGTTGATACATTTGTCACAAAATCAATCAATACTTGAAATGATACAGACTCCGATTATCGTGACATTCGCCAATCAGAAGGGAGGTGTAGGAAAGACTACCCTTTGCGTAACCTTTGCCAACTATCTGGTGACAAAAGGTGCAAGGGTTGTGGTGATTGACTGCGATTTCCAGCATTCCATCATGAAGTGCCGAAAGGCTGACATCAGAAAATACGGCGAACAGGAAATGCCATACGAGGTATGGGCATACGAAGCCAACGACAAGGCGATGATGACTTCCCTTATGGAGAAACTGCACAACGATCCTGAAATAGACGTTGTGCTTATGGATTCTCCAGGCAGTCTGAAAGCAGAAGGGCTGATACCCATGTTTGTCAACTCGGATATCATTATTGTTCCATTTCATTATGACCTGGTAACCGTTCCGTCCACGGCCAGTTTCCTCATGTTTGTTGACCGGCTGAAAAAGGCTGTCGGTGAAAGAATGAAAGCCAGACTCTTCATCATTCCCAATCTGAATGACGGAAGAATCGGCAAGCGTTCCGAACTGCTTATCTGGGACAATACAAGGGATACCTTCTCCAACTATGGATACGTCACTGCGAAGATTCCCAAACGTGCGGATATGGAACGGTTCAGCACTATGGCGGCACTGGATATGCAGGCCGCTATCGTTACACCGGTCTTTGATAAGGTATATCAGAGTATCTTCGATACACTCCAACCGATAAGGGAAAAAGAACTCAAAGGCATACAGCTGACGGAAAATCTGAATCCCAAACCCAAGAAGAAAAAGAAGGCGCAGCCGTCTGATGAAGCTTCACAGGACAGTAACGAAAATAAGAATAAAGAACCAGAATAATCAGTAAACTTCAATAACCATAGCACTATGAGTAAGGATATACCGGAAATAGATGACCTGACAAGAGGCATCAATGATTCAGAACTTATATTGACGCAAGATTCCGTAGAAACCCAGGTTGAGCAAAAGGAAAATAATAACGAAGCACAGGAAAAGGATACTGCTGTTTCCCTTTCGGATACAGGATACTGGGATGACTTCATGGAATTCCTGCAATCGGACAGTTCAGGAACAGACAAAACAGAAAGACTTGTCTGCAAACTCGACCGTGACCTTGCGGATTCACTTGACGACTGCGATATACATGGCAGATGCCGCTCTGACCTGGTGAATGCCATCGTAAGGGCATTCTTCAAGTCCTACCTGCCACGTCTGGCAGAATACAGAAGGGAAAAGAAATCTTTGTTTAACAGTTATAATCTGTAGGATATGAAAAAGACAGACTGGACCGACAGGATGCTGGCCGCTCTTGTTGAACTGTATCCGGTAGAGACCACAGCCTATACCGCTGCCGTTCTCAATCTTAGCGAGTCGACAGTCAAGCTGAAAGCCCGAGAGCTTGGACTTATAAAAATGGCCAAATCCAAATGGATGGAGCGTGCAGACTATATCAGAAACCATTTCCAGGAGTGTTCCTTCTCTGAGATAGGGAAAGCTCTCGGCATTACCCGGATGAGTGTCGGACGCATAGCCGCTGCAATCGGACTCAAACGCACTGGTGAAGAGAAACACCTCATTTCATCACGTATTCGTACTCAGATGGTAAAGAGGGAAAGACGGCGTATCGTCTTCGGACTGGAACCCATAACCGGTATCCGTGTCATTTCAAACAGGGCAAAGGTAAGGGTACGCTCAAACATGAAGTCAAACGGATACATCATCAGTGAGGAACACAACGTGATTTATTATACCGGCAGTACGGAACGCAGGGAACGTCTGGAAAGCCGGGGTATCAGACTGGGACTGCATATCCTTCCGCTTCCGGAGGAGAGTTCCGCTCTTTCATCCAACATCATATTACAACAGCCATGCAGTACGGACAGATAGTATTCCTTCTCTTTATAATAATGGCTCTCTATTATGCGGCAATGATATTTATGGACATTCAGAGGGCAAAGGCCGCACAGAATGCCGAACAGGACAGCCAAAAAGAAGAGGACATTGACATATCGGAAGAAGCACGAAGCTTCAGGCCGATAAGAATAAACCGGGATGAACCTGAATCCAAAGAAGAGAATCAGGAAGAGAATAATACAGGGAATCCCGAACCTGAGAATGAAAATACTGATTCTGACGGTACAGAGAAATCTGCATCCCAATCAGAATCTTCCAGACACGTTTACCGGGAGGCCATCATGACTGACGGCATTCTGGTTGAGAATATCATTCAGGAAATAAACCGGCTGGCAGAGACCGGTACCAGTGACCTCGGTACCGTTATCTTCAGCTGTGAGAACGCCTGATATTATATACCGTTCCTTTAGTGACATCTGTTTCTTTGGCGATGAAATCCTTTAACATTATTCAGAAATGCAGATAATAAAGAAAAATGCCCGGAATCTTACGGTGCGTTTCATCGGTTCAAGTTTTGGACAGAAGTGTGTGATGGCGGCCATTGCACTTATTATTTCCACATCAAATGTAATGGCAGGAAGCAAGGGTGCAGCAGGTTTTACCAAGGCCACTCAGGAAGTCAGTTCCTACCAGACTCCGGTATCGAACCTGATGAAGGCCATTGCTGCCGTTATCGTTCTGGTCGGTGCCTTCAACGTCTATTTCAAGATGCAGAACGGAGACCAGGATGTGAAGAAGACCATCATGCTTACCATCGGAGGCTGTATCGCATTCATCGCACTCTCGGAAGCTCTTCCGCTGTTCTTCCAGTAATCCTTTCCCGGCATGACAATGAATCAGGAAGGATACCCTGTGTTCAAGGGATTGCAGAAACCGCTGGAGTTTATGGGCATACGCGGCCGTTTCCTCACTCTGGCAGCGGCAGCCATAGGCGTATCATTCGTAGGCTTCATCGGTTTCTCTATCGCCTTGGGGAAGATTGCAGGGTTCATAGCCATGATGGTCATGGCACTGGTGGGACTGATAACAATCTACATCAAGCAGCGTGGAGGACTCCACAACAAGAAAAGGGCAAGAGGCATCTATATCTACAGAAGCCTGAGAAAAGAACAGTAAATCACTTTATACAGTATGACACACAAAAGGAAAAGAATTTTTGACGGACTCTATGCGCAACTGGAGGAGACGGACAGCAATGTCGTGCTGTTCTCGGCCAGAGGCGAGCCGTCCGTTATCTTCGAGATAACCAATCCGGTCCAGCAGCTCTGTACGGATGCGCAGCAGTACATGCTGTTTCATGACGTGCTATCCAATATCCTTCAGACCATCGGTGAGGGATATGCACTGCAGAAGCAGGATATTCTGTGCAGACAGGCATATCACCATGACGTGCCTGATGATGCGGAGTTCCTGACAAGAAGCTATTTCAGATACTTTGAGGGAAGGGAGTTCACAGAGATAAGGACTTTTCTTATCCTCACTCAGGAGGCTCAGAGAAGCCAGTTCATCCAGTATGACCCGAAGAGATGGCTCGATTTCCATTCCAAGGTATCAAAGACGGATGATATTCTGACGGAAAAGCATATCCGGCACAGAAAGCTCGGCAAGGAGGAAGTCAGCGAGTACTGCCACCGTTTCATGGCATTCCAGTTCCGGCACGGAGCGTTCTCGATGACCAACTTCAAGGCTTCGGACGAATATCTCAGAACAGGTGACCGTATCATCCGTTCCTATCCGCTGGTCGATATTGACGAGATAAACCTGCCTTCCATGGTAAAGCCGTACACACAGATGAACATCAACGGCTACGGTATCGCAACCGACCTGCTTTCTTTCCTCACCGGCGTCCCCTACTCGGACTGTGTGGTGTTCAACCAGGTCATTCAGATACCGGGACAGAGGAAGCTGCTGCGCAAGCTTCAGGCCAAAGCGAAGCGTCACGGTTCCATGCCGGACCCGAGCAACCGTATTGCCAAGGCTGATATTGAGGAAGTGCTGGACAGGCTGGCCGTTGACAGCACCATGCTTGTATATTGCAACTTTAACATTCTGGTGAGCTGTCCGCCTGACAAGGTTACTCCGGTAACATCCTTTCTGGAGACCAAGCTGTACGAGTGCGGCATCATGCCGTCAAGAACGGCCTACAACCAGCTGGAGCTTTTCATGGACTGTTTTCCCGGTAACGGCTATGCCTTCAACCCGGACTATGACCTGTTCCTGACACTTTCTGATGCAGCACTGTGCTTTTTCTTCAAGGAGCATCTGAAGGAGTCTGAGGATACACCGCTGACCACATACTACACAGACCGTCAGGGACTGCCTGTCTGTATCGACATTACCGGCAAGGAAGGCAAAAAGAAAATGACAGACAATGCCAACTTCTTCTGTATCGGTCCTTCAGGTTCCGGCAAGTCCTTCCACATGAACAGTGTGGTACGTCAGCTGCTGGAACAGAATACGGATGTGGTCATGGTGGATACGGGTGATTCCTACGAAGGCATATGCGGATATTACAAGGGTACATACATAGCCTACTCGAAGGAGAAGCCCATTTCCATGAATCCGTTCAAGGTCACGAAGGATGAGTATGAACTTAATTTCGGTGAGAAGAAGAACTTCCTCAAATCGCTGATATTCATGATATTCAAGGGCAACTCATTTCCAACAAAGATTGAGGACATGCTGATAAACCAGACCATCGTGGAATATTACGAAGCCTATTTCAATCCTTTTGAAGGGTTCAGCGACAGTGAGCGTGAGGCATTGAGACAGAAACTGCTGGTAGCCGCCAAAATGGAGGATGACTATGAACAGTTCACGCACAGCATGGAGGACATCGACAGGCAGATAAATACGGAAGAGGTTCAGGAGAAGGCTGAAAGCCGTGCCCTGCTGCTGCCTTCCGAAGTACGCCGTCTGAAGCTGATACGACAGTGCCGCTCACTGACTGCTCTGATCAATGATGAAGCGGCCACAGAATCGGAAAAGGAACGTGCACTTGCCATCATAGAAAAATATAAAAGGGAACTTTATAACAATTCCATGCTGATTAAGATTGACAGGCAGATTGACCACATGGAGGAACAGAAGCGCAGGCTGAAGGTTCAGGAACTCTCGTTCAATTCCTATTACGAGTTTGCCCTGGAGCGCATACCGCAGATTACACAACTGGAGAAAATCAGTTTCAATATACATGACTTTGCGGCCATACTGAAACAGTTCTACCGTGGCGGCGAGCTGGAGATGACGCTGAACTCCGACCTGGACATCAACCTGTTTGACGAGCGTTTCATTGTATTCGAGATTGACAAGATAAAGGATGATCCGGTGCTATTCCCGATTGTGGTACTGATTATCATGGACGTGTTCCTGCAGAAGATGCGTATCAAAAAGGGACGGAAGGCTCTTATCATTGAAGAGGCATGGAAGGCAATTGCTTCACCTACCATGGCGGAATATATAAAGTATTTGTATAAGACCGTCCGGAAGTTCCACGGAATAGCCGGTGTGGTCACACAGGAACTTAATGACGTGATTGATTCCCCTATCGTGAAGGAGGCCATCATCAACAACTCGGATGTGAAGATTCTGCTTGACCAGACCAAGTTCAAGGACAGGTATGAGGATATTGCAGCCATTTTGGGACTCACTGACATACAGCGTCAGCAGATTTTCACCATCAATGCGCTGAACAACCATGAGGGAAGAAGCTACTTCAAGGAGGTGTGGATTTGCCGGGGACAGCACTCGGATGTGTATGGTGTGGAGGAAGCACCTGAATGCTACTGGGCATATACTACTGAACGTACCGAAAAAGAGGCACTGAAAATTTATCTTGCCCGGTACGGTACGCTGCAGGAGGCCATCACCCGTATTGAGGAAGACCGCAAGGCGGATGGAGGGCTTCTGTATCTGGAATTTGCAAGAAAAGTCAACCAACATCAAAAAGTTATGTCACTATGGTAAGAACAGTATTAAGAATCATATCGGTTATAATGCTTTCTGCATTTGTCTGTATTAATGCACATGCTGCCTGGAGAATCGTATTCGACCGTAACTGCCTGAAGATTGTCATGGCCAATACCGCTTCACAGAAACTCATCGAGGAACAGCACAACCAGCGTGTGGATACCATCGCTGCCAAGAAACAGAAAGTGGAACTCTATACGGTGAGTATGGCTACCATGAAGGAACTCTACAAGCTGAGTATGGAGAACATATCCGGTTTCGGGACTGAAAGTCTTTATTATAAGGAAATAGGTCTGTGCGCTTTGGATATTCTGCGAAATGTTCCGGTACTTGTCAGCACGGTAAGCAAGGCTAAATTTTCAAACAAGCTGCTCTGTCTGAACGAACTCGGCAACCTTGTAGCGGAAACACAGCAGCTGGTCGGCAACTTCGTCAATATCGTGAACAATGCAAAAATTCCCAATCCGTTGCAGGGACAGGCAACTGCCGAAAAAAAGGATGACGGCTACAACCTGCTGGACAGGTATGAAAGGCTGACACTGGCCAACAGCATCTATACTGACCTGAACAGAATACGCTACAAGGTGGAAGGGATGGTTCTGATGGCACAATATGCCACTGCAAACGATCTCTTCTTTGCCATAGATCCTGAAGGATGGGCAAATGTGGTGACCATGAAGAATCATGTGGGAAATCTTGTACAGGACTGGAACGGACTGGTGGCTTCAAATTATTAACCCTTAATATGTATGTGTCTGTCATGAAAATCAGGAATATAAGTATCATATCAGCCGGTATTATAATGCTGTTGCTGCCTGTAAAGGCTTCCGCTTTCATAATACCCAAAGACCTGCCGACCATCGAAGCACTCATTGCCCTGCACAAGGCCATAAAGAAGGACGAGGACAAGGCTCTGACAAGAGTGGCAACAAGCTATGGCGAACAGTCGCTCATTGAGAAGGGTGCGGAAAAGTTCAATGATGTCCGGAGCACTCTGGATACAAGGTTGAACAATGCCTATTCATACCTGGTGCTGGCCGGTGCCATTTCTTCAACGGCCAACTCACTGTATCAGCTGGTAACGGAATACAAGGACTTTACCGGTAATACTTTCAGCCATGTATCGAAGAAGCCTTTCGTGGCCTGGTATTATGCCGATGCCAACGTGGCAATATCAAGGGAGATACAGCACTGCTACAGACTGTATGCATCCGTGGCCGCTTCGGGTATAAACCTGATGAAGGCTTCCATGGATGAGAAGCTGAATCTGGTAATGACACTGAAGGCTTCCATCGACAGGGCAAGGTACATAATAGACAATGCTAATCTGTATTGTTTCCTTGTCACGGACTGCGGATGGAAGCCGGACTATATCTGGGAGATACTGAACTCCAATGTGAAGAATGAGATAGCTGAGCGTGTAATCAATAAATGGAATCAGGGATATGCAGGTTAGAAGAATATTTACAATAATCATGTGTCTGGTAGTATCATGTATCATATTTACATCCAATGCCCAAAGCATAGTAAGTGACAGTGAAAAGCAGAAGCAGTGGAAGTCTATGGAAAACGGTCCGTGGGATTTTGCTCCGGACTGGTATTACTTTTTCCTGCATAAGAAATACTCAGGTGCGGAAATGTACTGGAAATGGGACTGGTTCAATTCCGGATTCCGTGTCCGTTTCAAGGAACCAAAGTCTGATGTGAAACGTATCATGCCGGTGCGTGTGACTGCCGAAGAGACGCAGAGACAGAAAATCAAGAAAGTGGAGAGTGAGCGCAAATATATCGAGGAACTGTATAAGGAAGAACTGGCAAGGGAGGCTGACAGAAATGTTGACCTGATGTATGCCACTTACAAGGACGAGTTCAACCGTATGCAGGACTGTATCACGGACGGACTGCTCTACTGTATGCAGAAGAGTGACGGCAAGCTCCGCTATCAGGTGGACGAGCTGAGCCGTCAGAATGAAATACTCTGTGCGGATATAGCCTATATACACAAAACCGGTGTCGGCTATGGGCTGGAGAATGCCAAGCGGCAGAAGGCATACGAGGAAGCCAAATCCAGGATGGCAGAACTGGTCAACAGGACTGCACACCTTTGTGCCGTTGCCGCTACGCATTATTGAAAAACAAGTAAAAACAAATAACATTTTAAGATATGGATTTATTGTTTATTCCGCTGACAATAGGCCTTCCGGCTATTGACGAAAGTCTGGAAAAGCTGCTGACGGCCATGGAGACATTTCCCAATGTGGCCGTTCTCGGTGATGCCGTTTCAATGGCAAAGGCTCTCGGTCTGTGCCTGGCCCTGTGTGTCGGTTCATACGAATGCTGGATGATGATGCTCGGAAGGCGTGGTATGGATGTCATGAAGCTGTTGCGTATCATTGGCATTTCCCTGTGTATTTCATCCTCTTCATGGATATGCTCGGCTCTGCAGGTTCCGGGAAAGAGTCTGGAATCCGCTACATGGGCTATGGCAAAGGCAAAGAACAAGGAAGTGGCGGCCTTCGAGCTGAAGGTGGCACAGAAACAGAGTGAATATCTTGACAGGCTGAGAACCGTGCAGGACTCCATTGCCACGGCAAAGCAGGTGGCTGAAATCGGTCAGGATGCTGCCTGGTGGGACAAGCTGATATATAATGTGGAGAATCTGGGCTCGACTATCAATAACTACGCCCAGAGGGCTGCCGTGGCGGCTGAGACGAAGGTCAGTGAATGGATAAACGATGTCATACGCTTTGTCGGAGAACTGATTTTCCAGATGTCGTATTACGGGATGCTCGTGGCACAGAGGATTTTCATGGCCATCATGATGATATTCTGTCCGATCATGTTTGCCCTCTCGCTGGCACCGCCATGGAACTCGGCCTGGAGCCAGTGGATGTCAAAGTTCCTTTCCCTCTCGTTATGGGGATTCGTGACCTATATGTGTATCTATTATATAGACTTCATCCTTCTTTATAACCTGCAGCAGGATCTGGTGGCATACGACCATCTGCTTCATGGCTCGGTAAACTCATGGGAACAGATTGGCGCACTGGGACTGCAGGGAATAGGCTCCAACTGTATGTATGCCATGGGTCTGCTCGTGGGTGCCTATATCATACGCTTCGTTCCTGAAGTGGCTTCATGGCTGATTCCGGGAGGTGTAAGTTCGGGTACAGGTTCCGTTGCCGGTTCGGCTGCAATGGGTATCACCACTACTGCAGGTGCCATGGCCGGAGGTGCGGCAGGTTCTGCCATGAGAGGAACAGGTTCGGCTGTCAGGTCATTAGTCAAATAACTTCAAATCTTTTTACAATATGCTTATTGAATCTCTTGCACAGAAAACCAGACTGGCCATGATGACAGTATTTGCAGTAATCGGAGGCTGCACCGTCATCTGTGCCTTTACAGTCTGGTGCTGCATTTCCCTTGTCAACGAGGAAAGGCAGCAGATTTATGTACTTGACGGAGACATTCCGTTTCTTGCCGAGCGTGCACGGCTGGAAGCCAACTTCACCATGGAGGCCAAGGCGCACATACAGCTGTTCCACCAGTATTTCTTCAACCTGCCGCCCGACAACGACTATATCAAATGGACGGTAGGGAAAGCGATGTATATGGCTGACGGGACTGCACTGAAACAGAAACAGGCCATGGACGAGAACGGCTTCTACTCGGACATCATTTCCTCTTCGGCTGTCTGCACCATCATGTGTGACTCCATTCAGTTTGACGAACATGAACGGAAGTTTACCTATTACGGTACGCAACTTATCAAGCGCAGGACCAGGGACATCAGACGCTCGATGGTGACGACTGGTTACATCGAGTCCGTGCCGAGGACAAGGAACAATCCGCACGGTCTGCTCATTACCGGCTGGAGGACTCTTGAAAACAGGGATTTGGACTATTGATATACTGATAATATGAAATCATTCAGAAAAAAGATACAGGAAAACCGTCTGAAAACGCATCTGCTTGTCAGGTCGTGGTTGCAGCCCAAACTGGGTGTCATCGGAAGAAGATACCGTCTGGCTGCAAGAATCAGACTGGCCAACAGATGGGCGGCTAAACATCCGAAAACGACATTCGCAGGTGTAGCGGGAACGCTGCTTCTGCTACTTGTAAGTGCCGTAGCCATAGATTCCGGCAACGGCAAACAGAGTGAGCCGGATGTCAGTTCGATAACCAATATGGAACCGGTGTTTCAGGGATTCCGTACCATTCAGGCAAACAAGGACATTCACCGCAGTGTATTGACGGAGATGACGGTGAAGGGACAGTTACTGCGTCATGAACTGGACTCCATGATTGCCATACCTGTAAAGAGCCGTGAGGATTCCTTGCGGATCATCCTCAAATACCGGCAGCTGGAAAATATAGTCAAATCCATTAAAAACAATGATAACCCATGATTAAGATTAATTTCAAACAGCCCAAGTATATCTTTCCGCTGGTCATATTCGTTCCGCTGTGCGCACTGGTATACTTTGTGATGCAGACCTTCTCCGGCGGTGAGGAGACTGTCGGAACGGTAGCTACAGACCGTATCAACATGGAACTTCCCCAGGCAAATGCCGAGGAAGCCGGAGACAAGATGTATGAGATGTCCAGACGTTTCGGTGATGAGGATGCCTTCACAGCCGTAAGCGGTATCGGAGAAGAAAAACAGAAGAAGGAGGAACTGGAACACGGCTACAGCGAGGAGGAGCTGAACCGACTGGATGCTGCTGAAGCTGAAAGACAGCGGCAGCAGAGGGAACTTGAAGAACTGGAGCGTTCGCTTGCAGAATCAAGAAAGCATATCAATGCATATGCTTACGGGAACGGTCCTTCAGGAAACAGTGAAACGGATTACGGAGGTATGGGCTATTCCCCACAGGACGAGTTTGCACGTGACCTTGAAGAGATTCAGCGGAGGAGTTATGAACGGCAGAAGGCCATTGAAAGCGGACTTGGAATCAAAGACCCGGAAGCAGAGGAAGCGGAAAGAAAGCACAGGGCTGATTCCATAGCTAAAGTACGTCAGGAGGAAAGGGAACGCAACCGTCCGAGTCTGGTAATCAAGTCTGATGACACCAATGCTGACAGATTCAATACGGTTACTGCTCCGGATGAATTTGCCGAGAACAAGCTGATACGTGCCATGATTGACCAGACTACAAAGGCGCATGAAGGTACACGTCTACGGTTCAAGCTTCTGGACGATGTGACGGTAAGCGGCACAAGACTGAAAAAGGGAACTTATCTCTATGGTACAGTGACAGGTTTCGGACAGCAGCGTGTCAGGGCTTCCATAACCAGTATCCTTATCGGCGACAGGTTCATCAAGGTCAAGCTTTCTGTATTTGACAATGACGGTATGGAAGGCTTCTATGTTCCAGAATCGGCTTTCCGTGATTTCATGAAGGATGCAGGTTCCAATACGGTACAGCAGAATATCAGTTTTGAATCCAGTGACGGTTACGGTACAGGTATTTCTACGGAGGCCATTGCCCTCCAGTCACTGCAGAATATGTATAACTCTGCAACTTCTGCCATATCTTCCAATATCAGAAAGAACAAGGCGAAAATCAAGTACAATACCATCGTTTATCTGATAAACTCGGAGGATGCACGCTGATATATCTGAATACAGCAAAGAAAATTATAGTAACATTTTAATATTTCAATATGAAAACCAGAATTATTCTGATAATATGCCTTATCACAGGCATAGCCGTACATCTGTCGGCCAACGAGAAGATATACATCAACCGGGAAGTGACCACGCACATTATAATGCCAGAAAACATCAAAATGGTGGATATTTCCACTACTAAAATTATAGGCAACCAGTGTACAGACAATATCGTCCGCATCAAGCCTTATCTGGAGAATGATTCCATATCATCTGAAGGTTACAGCGAAAACGAACTGTTGGGTACACTCACCATTATCGGTGAGCGTCATATTGCCCAGTATGACATCCTCTATACCGAATCACCCAAATATGCTTCTACCATCTACAATGTATCCTACAATGAGACGCAGTCCTATATCAATCCGGAGGTTTCCATGCCGATGGCCGAGATTGCACGATATGCCTGGGCTGTCTATGGAAGCAGGAGAAAGTTCAACCAGATTGTATCCAATAAAAACGGAATCAGGGCATACATCAACAATATCTATTCCATCGGTGACTATTTCTTTCTGGACTATACGCTGAAGAACAGGACCAGAATTGCATACGACATTGAAGAAATCAGGGTAAAACTTACTGACAAAAAGGAAACAAAGGCAACCAACTCACAGACCATAGAGCTTACTCCGGTATTCTCCATGAACAACACCCGTAAGTTCAAAAAGGACTATAGGAACGTGCTTGTACTTCCGAAGCTGACTTTCCCTGAAGAAAAGGTACTCCGTCTGGAGATTTCCGAAAACCAGATAAGCGGACGTGTGGTGGTACTCACCATCGAGTATGAGGACATTCTCAATGCGGACGGCTTCGACTCGGATATTCTGGACGGTGCCGACTATTATCCTTACTATTATATTGATCATTCCATAAAGAGATAGGCCATGAAGAAGATTCTGTTCATTCTGTTGTGCCCGGTTGCATTCATCGGTGCATCGGCACAGACCGGAAAGGTTTCCGTCAATGCCGGATTCCTTTTTCCAAGTACGCTGAATGCCACTTTGGGTTATGAGTATCCGCTTTCATACGGAAATGCGGTTGAAGTATACGGTGAGGTCGGGAATCACTGGCAGAAGCCGGTATGTCACAATTTCTGGAAAGGATATTTCTGGGATGGAGGTATGGTTTACAAGTACCGTCTGGCACGGTACAAGAACGGCATGATGCGCCTTCGTCTTGGTCCTCAGTTCGGTGCGGTACAGAAGAAGTTCTTCTTCGGACTGGAGGCCGGATTTGAATACAGCTATGTGTTCCGCAGCGGACTGGAGTTTTCAATAATCCAGAAGAACAATGTGAACTTCCTGCATGGGGATATCTTCCGCAACGGTCTGCTGTTGGGTATAAAGATTCCTTTCTGACAATATAAATTTTACGGCGTATGGCATTTGAGGAGACAAGGGAACAGCAGCAGATGTACAACTACTTCAGGAGCTGCATCTATATCTTTCTGATTATTGAAATCATCATGAACCTGCCTGTTACGGCAGACAACAGGGTTACGCAGTTCGTACTCGACCTGCTGGCACGGTTCAGGGTATTCAATTCCGTATCGGGATGCAAGGTGGCCGAACTGATATGCATCTGTATTGTCTGTATCGGCACAAAAGCAGAAAAGTCACTGAAGTTCAATGTAAGGACAATGGTCATCTATCCGGTACTGGCCGGTCTGACACTTGTAGGACTTTGTTTTGTATTCCACGGCATGAGTTTCGGATTCAGCTGGCTGGGATTTCCGGCCAACCGGCTTCTGTATGCGGTATGTTCGGTGGTGGGTACCATGCTGGTGCATCAGGGACTGGACGGCATAGCCAAGTATTACAACTATAAGGTTGGTGAGGACCGTTTCAACTTTGAGAACGAATCGTTCCAGCAGTCGGAAACGCTGGTCAGCAATGATTACTCAGTGAACATTCCGATGATATACTACTGGAAAAAGAAGATGCACAAAGGATGGATCAATATCATCAATCCGTTCCGTGGTACGATTGTACTTGGTACGCCGGGTTCAGGTAAGTCTTTCGGTATCATTGACCCGTTCATCAGGCAGCACTCTGCAAAGGGGTTTGCCATGATGGTATATGACTTCAAGTTTCCGACACTTGCACAGACGCTTTTCTATCAGTACTGCAAGAACAGGAAAGCCTGTAAACTGCCTCAGAACTGCGGATTCCGTATAGTAAATTTTACCGATGTGGAATACTCCAACCGTATCAATCCGATTCAGCGGAAATATATCCCGGATCTGGCTGCCGCTTCTGAAACGGCGGCTACTCTGCTGGCCTCACTCAACAAGGGAGGTGGAGAGAAGAAGGGCGGTTCGGAAGCTTTCTTTACCAACTCTGCGGAAAACTTTCTGGCTGCCATCATCTATTTCTTTGTAAACTTCCATCCGGTCGGGTTCAAGAACGGCAGGAAACTGAAGCGTTTCATATCACTGGAGGGAAAGAAGCTGGAAATTGTCATACGCAACTGGGATGACTTCAATGCCATAGACAAGGACGGCAATGTGGTACTTGATTTCGTGGATGAGAACGGCAATGACGTATCGACTGACGAGGACCGTATGTTTGTGGACCTGAACGGATACAGCTATAAGGACCGGACAGGCAGAAAGATTCTGATTCAAAAGTGCTGGTATGAGGACGAGCATGGCAATGAGGTGGAGCCGGATACTGTAACCGGCGAGTTCTCGGACATGCCGCATGTGCTTTCATTCTTGGGAAGGCCATACGACCAGGTATTCAATATCCTGATGCAGGATGACAGGATTGCTTCACTGATGGCTCCGTTCAAGAGTGCATACGAGAACAAGGCCAATGATCAGCTGGAAGGTATGGTCGGTACGCTTCGTGTGAACGCCGCACGTCTTGTGTCTCCGGAAGCGTACTGGGTATTCACTGGGGATGATTTCGACCTGAAGATTTCTGACAGGGCAAATCCGAGCTATCTGGTGATAGCCAATGACCCGGAAAAGGAACAGGTTATCGGTTCTCTTAATGCACTGGTTCTGAACCGACTGATTACAAGGGTGAACTCAAAGGGCAATATCCCGGTAAGCATTATCGTGGATGAGCTTCCGACACTATACTTTCACAAGATAGACCGTCTTATCGGTACAGCTCGTTCCAATAAGGTTGCCGTAACTTTAGGTTTTCAGGAGCTTCCACAGCTGGAGGCTGACTACGGCAAGGTCGGTATGCAGAAGATTATCACCACCTGCGGAAATATCTTCATGGGTGCGGCACGTAACAAGGAGACGCTGGAGTGGGCACAGAATGATGTATTCGGAAAGGCAAAGCAGACCTCACGTTCCATTTCCATCAATGACCACAAGGTATCAACCACAATCTCTGAGAAGATGGACTTTCTGGTTCCTGCTGCCAAGATTGCGGATATGGCAACAGGCTGGCTGGCCGGACAGGCTGCACGTGACTTTACAGCTACTGATGACAGTATGCTTGACCATTTTGACATCGAGCAGTCGGAAGAGTTCAAGACTACCAAATATTTCTGCAAGACGCACTTTGACATGAAGAAGATTAAGGACGAGGAAAAGCACTATGTTCCTCTTCCTAAAATCTACGAGTTCAAGAACGACAAAGATAAGGAAATCCTGCTCAACCGTAACTTCAAGCGTGTGAATCAGGAAGTGGAAAATATGGTAAAGGAACTTCTCGGTATCAGCTAAACATATAGCCTATGAATCTGACTTTAAAACCGGCATCCGGACTTAGCGGCAGTGCTCTGAAAGTCATTGCCATGATTTCCATGGTGATAGACCATATTGCTCTCTATCTGATGGAGCACGGTACCGTATTATACGAAACGATGCGCTGTATCGGGCGCATCGCTTTTCCTGTGTTTGCCTTCCTTATTGCTGAAGGATTTATTCATACAAGGAGCAGGTATAGGTATTTCTTTACCCTGCTGGGCTTTGCCGTAATCAGTGAAATACCCTGGTACCTGCTGAATGGTGCTGACGGGACACATAATGTGATGTTTACACTGGCTTTGGGTGTGGCCACGCTTATGGTTCTTGAAAATCTTCTGCAACGTAGTATGGTACTTGGATTTCTTTGGACGCTTGGCATGGCTGGACTTGCTTCTTGGCTTGGAGTGGATTATGAGTGGAGAGGTATTATTGTAATCGGTATCTTTTACCTTTATAATATTCTGCTGAATATAGATAAAAACTATCGCTATTCAAGCCTTATATTTTGTTATTTCATAATGAGCTATTATGGTATAATTGGTACAATCTTTGCCATTTATATAATATATCTATATAATACCTTTAGAGGATTTATAAATATGAGTACTTTAAAGTATATATTCTATTTATTTTATCCACTCCATCTTTATATTCTATTATTCTTTACCTAATATCTTTACATTAATATTCCCATCATAAAATAAGTCTATTTCATGTTCTGCAAATTTTTCTGGAATTTCTGGCATATCTTTAGATTTTGAAGTTATAATTCTACGCTCATAAATACGATGATATAATTTTACGTTATATATATTTAAAATAGCATCAACTATATCTTTTCTTAAGTAGAAGAAATGATCTGATTCATTTATAAAATATTCAGAAACTTTCTCATTATTATAATAGTATGTCATAGTTTTTAAGTCAAAAATAAGTCCAATTCTTCTTACTATTATTGGATTCAAACAGAAAAAATTATTATAATTAAAACGATTTGTGTCCCAACCAGAAAATTCATACTCAGCCATTATTAAAGGACAAGAATCATTACCAAAATCATCATATTCTTCTGTAAATTCTAATATTCTCCAACCTAATTCTCCTGCAAATGCATGGTTATGATCTATATCATGTATATAGAGCTTAGAAACGTCTTCTATGTCCAAATCTGATGGGACTAACTGGCTAGTTCCTGATATATGCAGATGTGCATAGCGATTTTCTATATTTTGATTGCAATATCCCTTTAACAATATCCAGTCACCTTCATTTCTTGGTAGTTTTTTTATAAAATAATTTCTCATATCTTCAATACTACTCGCTTTTATCCACTCAGGTAAATCTGATAAATTGCGGGGCATATAACTTTTAGTTATTAGTGACCTTAAAGGTTTAAAACAAGGAGAAGAAGGATCAATATCAATAATGGATGAACGAAATGTTCCTTTATATTCATTCTCAATATATAAATTTAACATCATCCAGCCATATAGCTCCATTAAAGCATGACGCCCATACTTATAAGCATAGTTACACTTTTGATTTCTTCTATATTTAGAATTCTCGTTTTCTTTTGTTTGTAATTCAGTATAGAATTCTTCATCATACCCTAATTCAAGTATTCTTGTTAATAGCATTCCAAATACTTCTTCCTCTGTAAAATTAGGCTCATGCTTATATGAATAAGCATATAAAGGTCTGATATTAAATTTTTCATAATCATAATCATAAATCTGATAAAAAGAGAAATTTTCTATATCAGATTGCCTCCAAAATTCATCTCTATTTTTGTAAAGTATATTTCTATCATAAGTCTGACCATATAAATCCTCCCCATAACTATACAAAGTTTCTAAATCGTCCAACAATACAATATGATTAGAATTATAATTAGCTAGATAATCCTCTAAAATAGAAATACAATTATTTATAGTCGATGTTTCCTTTGCTCTCAATCCAATACCTGTTACTATAGATATAATTGATTCAAATATAAAAGGATCTTTTATTGAAAGTAATTTCTGACAAAATATTAAATTACTATTATCTTGTTCAACCCAATAAAATAATTGAGAATGATATTTCTTTCGGTATTCCATATCTGTAATACCACATAAAAGAGTTGCAAGAGTTATAATATCTTCTATCTCAAAATGCTTAGTCCAATACCTATCTGATAATAAATCTTTTTCATGCTCTAAAACACTATAATTTGAAAATTGGAAATTCCAAAACAAATCAAACTCCTTAGACGTAAGATTAAGAAAGAAAGGTACGAACAAAGAAATATATTTTAGATTTGACTGATTATACACTCTTTTGAATAAACTGTTACATATTTTCTCTTTTATAGAAGAAGTGAGATTATTTTTTTCTATTAAAGTTATAAGAGCTTTTCGTCCCGATTCAGAAGCGATAATAATATCCAAATGGTCCATAGAAGATATTATAACATTCTCATTAGGCATAAGTTCATACCATTCTTTGTGAAATTTCAAAGGCACTAAATAGAATAAACTTTTGGATATATCTTCTGCTAATGTATGTCTGTTGATTCCATATAAATAGTCTTTATTACGTTCTATAAAGTTACAAAAGTCCTTTGCATCATTGTATTTATCCAATATTGATTTTGCAATATGATAGCCAGCAACCATATCATATGAAAACTGTATTTGTTCTTCATTTCCAACTCTATCTAGCAAAAAACACATACCTTCATCCAGGAATTTCTCAGTATCCTCTTCAAAAACAGATGCAAAATCAGTATAGAAATTTAAACAACGATTATTCCTTTCCCAAATTAGCTGAGAAATTTTATTGAGATTACTTTCAATTTTAAATCTTTTAAATCTATCACTTCTACCGTTGTGTGTGGCAATCATATTCAATAATTGCTCACTATAATCTTTCATACATGAAGCTAAAGAATAGTCATTTAATTCAAAGTCACATCTCCCACGATTAGTTATACAAAAAACTTTAAGAAGTAGAGGATTATTAAAAACACCACTACTGATAATATTTGTTGGATGTATATTGTATTTTTTAAAGTATCTTTCCGTCGCTTTGTCTAAATCTTTTTCTTCTATTCCATTTAGATGAACAAAATTATTAACTTCAGTGTATTTTTTACGTCCATATATTACTTCTATATACTCATCTTTCTCTCGACATGTGGTAATAAATAGAAGATTTTTTCTTTCTGTTATTTTTCTCCTTGTATTTATAACCATAGAACAACCAAAACTAATCAGAAATATCCGAGTGTAAAT